CCATCGAGAACGCCACCTATGGCAGCCATGACACCTTCGAGGCCATGGGCTACCGGTTTATCCTGCCCGACGCCGAGATTGCCCTACCGGCCATTCGCGAGCTGCGCGCCTTCAAGGCCTATGGCGGCTTGTCGGTGACTGGCAAGGTCGACTGTCTGGATGGCAAGGTGGTCGAGGACCACAAGACCACCTCGAAGATCGACTTCGACAGGTATCTCGAAGGCTACCAGTGGCGGTTCTATCTCGATGTCTTCGAGGCCGACATCTTCCGCTGGCATCTTTTCCAGATCACCGAGCAGGAGCCGCGCGTCTACCGCGTCTCCGCCCCCCAGGTGCTCGAAGCCACCCGTTACCCCGAACTCCATCGCGACTGCGCCCGTATGGCCGAGGAATACCTCGACTTTGCCACTCGCGTCGGTCTGCCCAACTCGAGGATCGAAGATTGAGCTCAGTTAATAAGGCCATCATCGTCGGACGCCTTGGCGCCGATCCAGAGGTTCGCACCACCGAGAATGGCACCAAGGTCGCCTCACTGTCGGTCGCCACTTCCGAAAAGTGGACCGACCGCAACAGCGGCGACAAGAAGGAAAAAACCGAATGGCACCGCGTCACGATCTGGGGAGGTAAGGACGGCGACGGCCTTGCCGGCATAGCCGAGAAATTCCTGAAGAAGGGCCACAACGTCTACCTGTCGGGCAAGCTTCAAACCCGCAAGTGGCAGGACCAGCAGGGCGTTGACCGCTACACCACCGAAGTGGTGCTGAACGGCTTCGGCGCCGAGCTGGTCTTGCTCGAAGGCACCCAGGGTGGCGGCAACCGCCCACCACCAGCGGACAGCCCGGACGACTACGGCCACACCAACTCCAGCGGAAGCGGATCCCGTGGCAGTGGCGCGCCGGCATTCCAGCCGGGCGGCCTCGATGACGACATTCCGTTCGCCCCACAGGTGGACTGAGCCATGCCACGCCAGATCGTCACCCTCGCCAACGAACGCCTCGTGGACCGCACTATTCAATTGGTGCGGGAGGCGTTCGCACGGAAGCCAGGCAGTCGCGTCGAGATCAAAGGGCCGAAGCGCTCCAGCGATCAGAATGCAGCTATGTGGGCAATGCTGGGCGACATCTCCGCCCAGATACTTTGGCAGGTTGATGGCGGGCGCCGACTTCTCGATGTCGAGGAGTGGAAACTGGTGATGCTCGACGCCCTCAGGCGCGAGCACCGCGATCAGATGAAGCTCGTTCCGAACTCGGATCACACCGGCTTCGTCAATATCAGCGGCACGTCATCGTCGGACCTCGAAGGCCCAGAGATGCACGATCTGCTGACGATCATATCGGCCTTCGGCGACCAGCACGGTGTCGTCTGGTCCACTCCGAAGCCCAAGGGCGATCAGCGCCCCGTCCCGCCACCATCGGCCTATGAGGAAGCGCCATGAAGCCCGCTCGAATGCCATGGCACTACGACGCCACGCGCGGCCGTCCTGAATGGTCCAAGGAAATGGGCCGGGAACATGCTCAGCGCCGCCAGATATCCAATGACCTGCGCAAGCGGGCCGAACGAGCAGGAGCCCGATGATGGCTGACAAGCCGATCCTATTCTCCGCGCCCATGGTCAAAGCCCTGTTGGCCGGAACAAAGACGCAGACGCGGCGGTACTTCTCTGCCGATCCTTACCTTGAAGCTGTGGAGCGCACAGCAACGCAGGGTTGGCGCTTCATCTTGAAGCCCGGCGCTGAACTGTCGGTGAAGCCGCCCCGCATCATGGTTGGCGACCGGCTCTATGTCCGTGAGACATGGAGCGGCATCCACGCTTTCCGAAATACGCCGCCCGCTCAACGCGAAAGCATGATGACGCCCGACGGGCCGCTACTGCGCGAAGATGTCTGGTTCTGGGCTGATGGCAATCCTGATGGCGGCGACTATGAGAAGCCCCGTCCCGGCATGCATATGCCCCGCTGGGCGTCGCGCCTGACGCTCACCGTCACCGATGTGCGGGTCGAGAGGCTTCAGGACATCAGTGAACAGGACGCGTGGGCCGAAGGTTGTGCCAAGGGCGCGCCTGATGACGTGGGCGGCTTCTTCCCCGCTGAGGAGGCCGACCCCAGCGGCGTCGGCTATCGGGGCTGGGATAACGCCCGCGATTGGTATGCGGACCTTTGGGACCAAATCAACGGCGAGGATGCCTGGGAAGCCAACCCTTGGGTTGCCGCCTACACCTTCACAGTTGAGCACGGCAACATCGATCAGTTGGCGAGGGCCGCCTGATGCTGATCATTGCCACCACAAATCGGCAGCACTGCTCACCTATGCCCGAAATGGGCAAAGAGGCATCGATAGCCCAAGCCATCGCTTTCGCCCGTTCTCGCAAACCTATGGCGAAGGCGCTGCCGAAGATCGTGCGGAGGAAGCGCTGATGCGCGTGCTGGTTTGCGGCGGCCGCAATTACACCGACACCGCCCGCGTCTTTGCTGTGCTGGACAAGCTGCATGGCGAAGCCGGGATAGATGTGGTCATCGAGGGGGGCGCTCGTGGTGCCGACGCCTGCGGGAAAGAATGGGCGATCCGCAGGCAGGTTGAGTGCCAGACCTTTGAGGCCGATTGGGAGAACCAAGGCTCATTCGCCGGCCCCGCCCGCAACAAGCGCATGCTGGACGAAGGCAAGCCCGATCTCGTGATCGCCTTTCCCGGCGGCCGCGGCACTGCCGATATGGTGCGCAAAGCCCGTCGTGCTGGTGTGGACGTGGTTGAAATCGCGCCATGATGATCCGCAGCCAGAAGATCATCGATACCGCACGCGGCGCCGAATGCGCTTTCCGATTCCCCGGCATCTGCCAAGGCGGCACGGAAACGACGGTATGGGCCCACCTCAATGGCGCGAAATACGGCAAGGGCGCGGGGAACAAGGCGCATGATGTCCTTGGGGCGCCAGCTTGCTTCTGGTGCCACACCTATCTGGACGTTGGACATGGAACGAAGCCGCTGATCAGCACCGAAACACTTCTGGAATGCGTCTTGGAAGCCGTTACCGGAACCTGGGTGCGGCTGATCCAGGCGGGCGTGGTGTCAGTGCCCCAAGACAAGCCGAGGCCCGCCCACGAGGCTCCTGTGAAGGCCAGAAAACCAACAGCGCAGCGGGCAAAGATCAATTCACGAGCCGAATGGCCGACTGGCCAGAAATTGCAGAGCAGGAACACCCTGCGACGGAAGGAGCGCACATGAGCAAAGAGAACAGGGTGTCGGACGTACGGCTGACTTTGATTGCCTCTGGCATTGCTGACCGCCTCGGCGCCGGCGCATATGGTGCGCCCGACCTCGAGCGCGACATTGCCAGCGCGATCACCGAGCTATTGGCCCTACGCTCCAAGCCTGTGGCAGGGGTAGAGGTGAAGCCGCTTGGCGATTGGCGAAAGGTTGCGCTGTTCGACCTGAACGATCTGCATGTGCCAGACTATGAAGGGATAGCGACCAAGGTTGCGGAGAGCATCGTCGGCACCTATGCAGTCGTAAAAGTTGACGGGGGCAAATATGCGCCTTGGCTGGGCAAGAGCCGCCTGCCATGCTCGTTTGAAACCGATGACGAAGCAACAGCCGCCGCCGAAGCCGACTACCGCCGGCGCATCTTCTCCACTCTCCCCCTTCCAGCACAGGAGCCGGTGGCGTGGAGACGGGAGTATGCCGATCCCCACTACCAGAGCGAGGTGACGCAGTGGAAGGAAACGGCCGACGTCTGGGTCGAAGATGGCTTTACGGTTACGCCCCTCTACGCCTCCCCACAGCCAGAGGCGGTCATAACCGACGAGATGGTGGAGCGGGCGGCGAAGAAGTTCGTCGCGCACCAGAACGGCCAAAGCCTTGATGAATACGGCGACGGCTCTTATTCCCGCGGCATCAAGCACTCCATGCGCCTCGCCCTCACCGCCGCCCTGAAGGACGGCAACTGATACCATGGCTAGACCATCCCGGATCCCGATGGGAAGTTGGCCTCGGCGCATGAACGCCGAGTTCGCCGCCGGCTATTGTGGAGAACCCAGCGTTGAGGCATTCCTTGATCGAGTCGGGACGGAATACCCTACCCCCGATGTGAACGAGGGGCGCCGACGGCTGTGGCTGAGGGACAATCTGGATCGGGCGATGGGAGTGGGCGACCAGGAGGTCGGCCTGTTGGACGCGGCCGAGGTTCTGTAGCCGTGACGATCACCCTGCCCCGTTTTGTCATCGCCAAGTCCGGCAAGGCTGGCATGGCCTACTACTGGAACCCGCCCGTCTACTGGCGGAAGCAGGCCGAAGCGCAGGGCCGCAAATACCCTTTCGAGAGCCAGAAGCTCGGCGCAGACATGCGACAGTCCGAACTGGATGCCGCCGCCTTCCCGCATAACGCCCGGTTCGATGAATGGCGGCTCGGCGCAGTTTCCACCCCGTCGAGGCTCTACGCCGCCCATGGAACGGTGGAATGGCTGTTTGAGCAGTATCAGGCCAGCGACATCTTCAAACGCCGTGTGGCGGAGCGCTCGCAGGCTGACTATCGACTGATCTTCAAAGCGGTAGCTGATCACCCCACAAAGACCGGTGGTCGGTTCGGCGCGCTCCCAGTCTCGAGCATCACGCCGGCGGCGGCCGAAAAGATCTATTCCGCGATGATCGCAGACGACAAATACCGGCGCGGCGAGAAGGTGGTGATGTATTGCAAGACGGTCTGGCGCCTCATGCAGCCACACCATCCGCAACTCTTCCGCTCAGACGTTCCGAACCCATGGATCGGCGTCCAACTCGTCAAGCGCACCAAGATGGTCAAGGCCGCAGTGGACCGCGAGGCGGTCTACACCTTTGCGTGGGCAGCGATAGAGGCAGAGAGGCCCGAAGCCGCTGCCGCGGCGGTCATCTGCTTCGAGTGGCTACAGCGCCCGGAGAACGTCGTCGGCGGCTATGTGAGGTGGGGAGACTACCGGCCCGGCGAATCCATCCGCATCGAGCACCACAAGACCGGGCAGATGGTGGTCCACCCGCTGACAGACGGTGCCGTCGCCTTCTATCCCGAGGCAGAGGAAGTGCTGGCGCAGATGCCGAAGCGCGGTCTGGCGATCGTTCTTGGACCGGATCACACCGAGCCCTACAAGCCTTCCCGCTTTGCCCAAATCGTGCGGAAGATCGCCGACGACGCCGGCCTACCCAAAGCCTTCACGCTCGATGCTTGCCGTCATGGCGGCATGACTGAGCTTGAGGAGGCAGGGCTTACCGAAGGCCAGGGCCGCGCCCTCTCGGCACATCGCAGCCGGGCCTATGAACGTTATGCTAAGCGCACCAGCAAGCGCCTGTTGAGCGCCACCAAGGCCCGCCACCAGCACCGGGCAGGCGGTCAGGAATAGGCCGAAACACTTTCTGAAATCCCCGGACAAAAGCCCGTTCCAGCGATGGATCGGGCTTCACTTTTTCAGAAAATGCGCTGGGAACATTGAGGCCTCTGCGAATTTGCAATCCGCTGCGTAACCACTCCGCCACGCGGCCTCTGGGCGGCACTACCTAAGCGACGCCAAGGGGTTATGCAATAGCCACGTTACCAGCCTGTGAATTTTCTGAAGAACGATCTGCTGCGCCTTCGGAATTTTCTGAAATGCGTTCGAGACTTGTTCGGGCAGGAACGGTGATCACCACGGCGGATTCGCTGCCGCCGGCACTTTCCCGCTATCCTCCGCCCTGCCCTTACCGACACAAACCGCACGGCCGTTCTCCCAGCCGCAATAGCTGAGCCGGCCGTCGGAACGCGATCGACCGAAGCCAGCATTCGGCGCACCGCATCCCTCACAGAAATAGATCGGGAATTTGTGCTCGGCGGTCTGGGCCGGCGATATCACGCCTTTGTCGGATTGGTACTTGGTCGGCATAGATGGAATCGTCTCTGGGAAAGTGGCATGATCGATACCAGCCCAGGAGGCGGCCGTGAAAGCCGATCGTTTCAATCAAGCCCTGACGTCCCTGTACTGGTCCAAGGAGACCTTGGCCGAGATGCTGGGCTGCGACATCAGTTTGGTTGAGGCTTATTCGCAAGGACTCGTGGAGCCGCCGCCGAAGCTTAGCGCATGGCTAGAAGTGCTGGCGCAGCTCCACGAGGACTTGGCCGATCAGATGCCGTCTGGCCTCGTTGGCAAGCGGTACGACCACAGGACGCCCACACAGCCCGACCTATTCTAGCCGCCCTGCTTGTCCTTCATCCAAGGATATTCCTCGGGCGGCTTGATCTTGGCCGCACGCCTCTTCGCCTCTCGATCGACCTTGTTCTTCGCGAGCTTTTCCGCGTGCTTCCGCTTCTGCTCGGCTTCGAACTCCAGCCTGGTCCGGTTCGCGAGTTCGATATCCCAGTCCTTTGTCCACATGGCTCGCACCTCATTTCCAGCTTCCGCTTGAGGTGTTATGTACTCATTTTGTTCTGCGAGAGTCGAGACATGTCCCGCATCACCGTTGACCAGCTATATGCGTCCTATGGCGCCTATCTGCGCGCGAAGGTGCAGGAGATTGAGTTTCAGGGATGGGGCCCCGGCATGGTCGAGAGCTTTCGCAAGACCATGGCAGAGCACGGCGAACTGGAAGCCTCCTACCTGAGGCAGATGTTGGCCGACAGGCGCATCGCTGATGAGGAGATGAAGGTCAAACTGGATGCGATCGACAAGGAGGAGAAAGAACGGCGCAAGCGCCGCTAGTCCCTCTCGATCTCGATGGCCTGAACGGTCGCGTGCCGAAGCTTGTCACTGCCCTTGAGGTGGCGAACCGTGGCGCGCAGGCCAGGACTGAGCCATGTGGCCTTCCTCCGGCCGGTGCCGATGATCGGGGCCTTCGCCACACCCCTGCCCTCCACATAGCGCCAGAAGACGTCCCGGAGCGATGCCGGGAGGGAAATGAAGGCAGCACCACGATAGCCCGCTTCATCGGCAAGGAGCGCGTACGGAATACCGTCGCTGCCATTGTCGACGCCGATAACGTCGAAGGTGTCCGTGTGCCAGCACTTGGTCTTGAGCCAGGCCTGCGTCAGACCTGAAGTGTAGGTGCTGCCCTTTCGCTTCGAGACGATACCCTCAAGGCCCATCTGGTCGGCGAGCTTGAAGAAGTCGGCGCCCTCGCCATCATATTCGTCGGAGATGAGGATGTGTTTGGTGCTGCTTCCTTCCAGGATCCAGCGGAGATGAGCGCGGCGCTCCTCCAGCGGCTCCCTCCGAAGGTCGACGCCGTTGAGGTGCAGCAGATCGAATGCGAAGAACACCAGCCGCCAAGGCTCACTCGTTATGGCGCTGCGCACTGCCCCGAAGTCCGTGACGCCATGCTCATCCTGAACGCAAACCTCGCCATCGATCAGCGCAGACATGCAGTCGATGCCGCCGCCGGCCTGAACGATGTCGGGATATTTCGCGGTCCAGTCGTGGCCGTTGCGGGTGAAGGCTTTCACCTCTCCGCCGCCAATAGCCAACTGGGTTCGATAGCCGTCGTATTTGATCTCATGCAGCCACTGGCCGCCGGCGGGCGGCTCGTCCACCAGCGTGGGCTGCATGGTCGGGATAAACTTCGGGATGATGAGGGTAGATTCAGAGTCCTTGCGGGATTTCCGCTTCGTGCTGGGTGGCGGCGTCAGCGCCGCCATGGCGCGCTCTGGTTCATGGCGGAACAATAGCGCGGGCCGCGAATCGGTTCCAGCAGCTATCGCCTACTGATCTCTCGAGTGATGCGCAGCTCTTCGCGTACGCGATCAAGGGCCTTGGCCGCGCCATCGAGACTTTCGATGAGTTCGCCACCCACCTTGTTCGTTTCGGTGAACGTCACGTTCAAGGCTTCGAGGGCGGCCGAGGCCTGGCGGATCGAGGAAGCGTCCATCGTCATGGCTGCGATCTCTGCCTTGCCTCCCCCAGCTTTCCGGTTGTTGACGATAGCCACCGACACGCCGGCGACGGCCGCAATGACCGCCGTGACGACACCGATGATGGCAACCTGCGTAGGCGCTTCTAGTGTGGTGAACCAATCCACGGCCGGCTCCTGATGGCGTTGTAGCTATCCATCCCGGCACGGGCGGAATTGAATATGTCGCCGGCCATCAGCACCAGAGCCAGGATCATACCCAAAGGCGGCCCATGCTCATTGGTGGCCATGGCGTAGCCGGCGGCGATCGAAGAGAAGAGCCCGACACCCATTATGGCAACGAAGCACCTGATCGGGGCGGACACTTCGGGCTTGTGCCCGTTAAGAACCAGGGCCCCTACCCGTCCAGCAGCGAGGCAAAGGCTTGCCCCGACCCAAATGCCAACTGGGGCAATGGCCGCGAATCCGGAGAGACCCGTTCTTGAGAACGCTGTCGGCCAGATGACCAGATAGAGCCCGATCAGCAGCATGCCGATACCACCGAGCCACTCGGCGATGCGCAGCGGGATCTTCTCGCGGAAACGGAGATAGATCATCGAGCCGCACCACGGCAGGCATCGAGCTTCTGGTAGTGACGATCAAGCTGATCAGCCCAGGCATCGACCGAACTGTCGCCAGCCGCTTGCAAGGCATCCACGACGGACGCGGGTGCCGGGGGCAGCACTGGGCAGCTACCGACCACGCGACCTGTCGCGCAGCCGGTTATAAGCCCCGCCAGGATCAATAGGCCCAGCGTCGATCCGATCGTATTCAGCTTGGAGCGCATCGCGCTTCTCCTTCTGCTCTGCTTCGATGATTGCTTTGCCTTCGGCGCGGCCCTTGCCGTAGCTCAGGGCAGCGAGAAAGGCCGCCGCCGCTGCCAAGGCACCCTGCCAGCCGAAGAACCGCCACACGACCACCACTGCGGTCACTGCCATGGCGAGCCAAGCCCACCACGGCACCAATGAAATGATCCAGTCGATCATGCTGCCACCGGATCAGGATCGAGGGCATCATCGAGCTTGGCCTTCTGCCGGTTGGCATACCAGCGATAGGCGAAGCCACTGATGGTCAGCACGGCGCCGAGGATGATGAGCCCGACCACAACCTTCTCGATCCAGCCGCCGGCCGAGGAATACGGCGTGAGCTGTTCCTGGGCTTGGTTGATGACGCCGCCGATGCCGCCGGCACCGATACCGCCGCCAGTCGCCGCATCGGCCACGCCCTTGCCGGGGGCCTTGCGGGCATCCTCGATGGTGCCCTTCTCGTTGCCACCGACGAACGTGGGCTCAGGACCGACCGAGCCAGTTGCCCATGCCTGCCCCGTTGCCTTGACCTGACCGATGCGGCGCGACCAGCCACGCCCGAAAGTCGGCCAGGTCTTGAGCGCCTTCAGGAAAGCTTCGCGCCGCTCGATGATGCGACCGATCAGGGCGTCCATGTCATTGACCGCAGCAACCGCCTGCAAGGTCAGAGCGCCCATCACGCCATCGACGTGCCCCGCGTAGAGCGAGCCCAACGCGCGCTGAAGCCACTTGATCGCCTGCTTCGGCCCGGAGTTCACGGCACCGTCGAAAACGACATAGCCGACGCCCTCGGGCATAGCGTCGCCCTGCACCGCGTCCCAGTACTGGAACCGGTAGATAGCAGCGACTTCCATGTCGTCGATTTGATAGACGTCGCGGTTGGGCAGGTTCTGCTTCGCACGCCAGGCGGTATAGACGCGCTGAGTGATGCCCTTATTGGTGCGGCCGCCCGGATCCTTGGGGTGATCGACCTTGCCACCCTCGTGAATGAGGATGTGCGGAAGCGCGCGGTCAAAGCCGCGTTCATTGGCCATATCGGCCTCCTGTGATGTTGGAAAAGAAAAGGCCCCGCAGAAGCGATGCCGGTTGATCTATAGTGGGCAGGCTGATTGTTTTGGCGCAGGGGGAACGCACCGGATGCTCGACTATAAAAAGAACTTCAGAGCGCAAGTCGCCCCGTCACAGCGTCAGCTAATCGCGATTGGGATGGTTGCGGTTCAATGGTCTCAGTTCGAGGGTCTAATAACCCTCATCGGCCAGACACTGCTGGCCGACGATCAGGAGGGCCTATTGCGCTTCAACTCCGATAGGAGCGTTAAGGGCAGGATCGAGACCTGCGAAAAGCTTGCGGAGACCCATATCCGAGAACCGTTCCGGGCACAGTTTCTGTCGATCTTCCGAACCGGAAAGGACCTGCAATTTCAGCGGGACCGGATAATCCATAATCAGTGGTCAGGGCCGGCAGGTGCGGAGGCGGTTGGCGTGTTCAACTGGGTGCCGCCACATCAACCGTTCGATTGGAAGTTGGATTTTGGAGGCATCATGGGCGTGGCTCACAAAATCGACGATCTGCAAATGCGCCTTTTCAGCCTGTTCATGGCGACATCACCCGAACCGGGCTCTTTCGTTTCATTCAGCCAGGCGATCATTGCGATGAAGAAGTGAAAGCCGCCGCGTATCCCAATAGAGGAACGATGGGCGGCTTTTCTCTCAGTAGCCGTGAATCTCGATCTCGCCGATGGAGACGTTCACCGACCCTTCGACATTGCTATCGATGACTAGCCGGAATGCAGTGCAAGGTGCCGAAGCGCCCGCCAGGATGAACTTCTTGGCCACACCGTCTTGGTAGGTCTGGCCGCTTCGAGCATCGAGCGTGACCCAAGCGGCGCCGTCAAATCCTTGGAGCACGCAATTCTTCGGGCCCTGTGCCGGGAAACCAGCGCGGCACTTAATGGAGTAACTCACCACCGACTTGGGCGTCTCAAAGTCGACCCTCCACCAGCAAGGGAAAGTATCTACGTTAGGTGAATGCCAGAAGGTTGAGGGTGCCCGATCAGCCGCCTTCCAAGGGTGGAATGCCGTCGTAGCAAGCATGCCGCTCGCCGATATCGTGACCCCGGACACCGTGTCGCCTGTCATCGCTGGAAGCAGGTTTCCGATCGTGAATGCGGGGAAGAACTGCTCGAAAAACTGCTTCATGGTGCCGGGATAGACGGCACTAGTGCATTCCAGCCATGACTCTTGATTGCCGCGGCCATAGATGAGGAAAGTTTCTCCGCCGAACTCGCAGATGGTAGCGTCGGAATTGTTATTCCCTTCGCCCACTGAAGGGAAAAGCGCCGCCGTCTGGCCGTCCGCGCCGAAACCGACCGACCATGTGACGCCGTGGTCGATTGAGCGCGCCGCGACGGTGGTATGGTTGCCCTCTAGCAGTGCCATGTAGAGCATATAGAGGGTGTCACCGACATAGCGGACGACAGGGCAGTTCACATAGCTGTCATTCTTGAAGACGGGCGGCAGCATCGTCCATTCGGCAGGGTTCGTGGCCCCAAGAAGATGAACCACGAAATGGTTTGCCGGGTAGGATGGGTCAGTTGTCTCAACCATCATCCGATACTTGCCGCTCATCGTGTGCTTGGCAACGGACGTATTGTAAAAGCCCATCCCTGCCGTCGCGGTAAAAACCACAACTGGCGCCGTCCAGTTCACAAGATCGGTACTGCGCATCATCGAAATGCGGCTGTGGTCTTCGCTGGACCCGTAGACGAAAACAATTCCGTCCTCGACGTGCACGCAGGGATATTTCATGTCGGGCGCATCTATGATGGCAAGCGGACGGTAAAGACCGCCATCAATGCGGAACTTGCCTGAATAGTTGCCGCTGGGCGCGATAGCGGTAAGTGTCCAAGGGCGCCCCTTGAACTCGAATAACTCAACCTCGACCGGACCAACAGGCGCGGTGCTCTCCGATGTCCTGAAGGTCAGGTAAGGCTGGTCAGACTTTTTGAGCAACGCGGGCGAATGGAGCGTCATAATCTGTGTGCCTCGTGGATTGCATGGAAAGTGATCTCATCTGGCGGCCAGTGAGAATTCGATGTATCGGATCGGGGATGGGTATTCTTCGGCTGTTTCTGGCGATTACGGTGGTAATAGCGCACGTGGGGCAGATGCCGTACGTGAACGCGCTCATTGGCGGACCGCAGGCCGTTCAGGTGTTTTTCATGATCTCGGGCTTCTACATGGCCCTTGTGCTGAACGAGAAATACGACCGCGCCGGCCCATTCTATTGGGCGCGCATCAGCAAGCTCTATTCGTTCTACTTCGTGGCTCTCGCCGTCGCCATTTTCGTGGCAGGCGCCACGGGTACGAACCATTTTACGGCCATACTCACGGGGGATTGGGACCTTCCAAGCAAGACATTGGCGGTGATGTCGAACCTATTCATCGTTGGCTCCGATTGGATACTTTTCGCCTACCCATCACCGGACGGCCTGGCATTTACTTCCAGCTTTACAACGCAGGCTCCGCGTTTTGACGAAGTGGTCTATCTGATCCCCGCGTGGTCGTTGCCTCTCGAGATGGCCTTTTATCTCATCGCCCCATTCGTGGTGCGTCGCCCCGGTGCGCTTCTCGGGCTGGCAGCGTTATCGGTGATATCTCGATATTTCACATACCAATTCTTCGGCGCTGGCGATCCGTGGAGCTATCGCTTCTTTCCTAGCGAGCTGATCTTCTTCATCATCGGCGTCGGGGGGTACTATACCTACCGCCAAGTACGATGCTGGCGATTGACACCCGCCTTGGGGTGGGCAGGTCTAATTTGGCTAATCGCTTTGATGGTCTGGATCGGCCGGTACGCACCCATCTCCCAGGCCGTACCATTCAGCAAATATGGACTGATCTTCTATTTGTCGGCCGCATGTGCGCTCCCCTTCATTTTTGCCGCGACCAAGGATGTGAAATTCGATCGCGCGGTCGGGGAATTTTCTTACCCAATCTACCTCGTTCACATCGTGGTTGTATTGGCGTTCCTAGAGCCAGGCGCACCTCAGTTGAACGGTCCGACGATTGTCGCGATTAGCGTGTTGGCCGGCATGGCGATTACGCCAATTGGCCAAGCGCTGCACAGAACGATGCTTAAGACGCCCGCGATATTCGTCCGGCGGCGCTCAGGTATCGTTGGCGCCGCCGAATAAAGTCGGTCGTCAAGCCCAAGCGCGAACAATCAGTCTCCAACGGCTGGCCGTGATCGCCGCAGCTTGCGCGTTGTCGAGGCGTATGACGATAAAAACGCCAGCGTCCACGCCGTATAGAACACTAACATTAGTGGCGTCACGTCTCACTGACATCCCATAAGCGTCGAGGACGGAACTCGAGTTCTGTCCAATGTTAACGCCTACGACATCTCCTACCGAGTAGCCCAGCTCAGCGGTCTTGCAGACAATCTCCGCGGTGATCAGCTTCGGAGCGACACCGAGACCATGAGCCAGTGTCACAGGCGAGCCCGCGGTGATGGTTTGTTCGCCGCTGGTGTACTCCTTTGTGAACGGCAGGGTAACCCACTCCGGCGCAGTCAGCGCTGCATTCTGTCGGAGCATTTGCCCAGCCGTGCCCTTTGCGAGCCTGACTATCTCTTTGCTCGCATTTACGTAGAGCAGATCGCCTTCCGCTAGTGCAGCAATGACACCACTCGCCCACCCTCGGATCTGATCGACGGTGAATTTACGGCTGTTGCCGGCTTGCACGCCATGGAGCAGTTCGCTACCAGCCGGGGCCGTGCCGGCGGTCAGCTCGCCGATTGTCTTGTTGGCCATCGAGGCATCCTTTCAGGCATGAAAAAACCGCCTCCGATGACTCGGGGCGGGCGTAAGAGCTTCAGCGTTAGGCGAGATCAGGTGAGCGTGAAGACGCCGTTGGTGCCATCGAAGTCGATGGTCAAGCTTTCACCGCTGGCCAAGGTCAGGGCGGAGCCGTAGTCGTACCAACCGATCAGCGCATCTGCCGGCGAAGTCGCGCTGTCGTTGTAGATGACCAGGTAACGGAAGGGGCCGACAGAGCCGCCCGTGGCGGTGATGGTCTCGTCGGCGATAGTCACCTTCGCCGTGCCGCCGCTTTCGGTCAACGTGACGCTGTCGAGGGCGTAGCCTCCAGCCGTGTAGCCGCCCGTCGCGGAGATCTGGGTAATGTTGGCGAGGATGGTGTTTGTGTTCACCGGCGCCGTATTGGACAGCGCCACCTTGAAGGTGTGGCTGGAGAAGTTGTGGACGCCCTTGAGCACCTGCTCAACGAAGTCCTGGAATTTATTGAAGGTTGCCATCGGGCACTCCGTTTACTGGCTGAAGAGAAGGAAGTCGGTTCCGGACTGGGCATCACCAGACAGGAGGGAAAGGTCGCTACCGCTCGATGCATCGCCCGAGAGCGCTTCGATATTGTCGAGGCTCAGAAGGGCGGCGTTGAAGGTTGCCGTGTAGGTCGCGGCATCGGCCGAGAGGACAAGCGACCGTGTGAGGGTGGCATCCGTGCCAGACCAGGCGAAGGACGCTACCGCGGCCGCCATGGGCAACTGCCGCAGCAATGCGGCGTCGGGGGCCGTCATCGCGTACGTTGCAGCGTCGGCCGTGATGATCTTGCCGGTCGTGAAATTCGCGGCGTTTCCAGTGAAAGCATAGCTTGCCGTGTCGGCCGCCATGAGGAGGCTGCGAATGAGTCCGACATCGTTCGGCGTGACGACGAGTGCGTCCTCATCCACCCGAATGAAGAGGCTGCGGCGAAGGTCCGCATCGTTGACCACCAGTTCGTACGACCAGGACGGGAAACCGGAGATATTGCTGTATTGCAAAGCAACGTCGCTGCCGAAGAACCTCATTAGAACCGGGTTGCTGAGAACCAGCAGATCGTTGCCGGACCCCGACATGTCGAGCAGGTCGGTCCCGGACTGCATGTCGCCGTCGAGCAGCAGAAATTCCTCGCCCACGACAGGGTTCTCGGCATGCATGATCAGGCTGCGCCGCAGATCGATGTCCGAGAAATCGAACTCATAACCCTGACCTAAGGCAAGCAGCCGCCTCGTCGGGGCGCCATAGTCCCGGATGTAGATCCTCGGATTGTAGTTCATTCGCCGCCCCTAAGCGTTCTGGCTGATTTCAGAGAGCCAGATGACGTTCGACCCCTTAGGGTAAGTCGCCGCGAGCGTGCTCGACACCCGGATTTCATAAGTGTGCGAGTCGATGTTCCCCGGCAGATGCGAGAAATAGAACGGCGTGTTGACCTGCGAGTTTGGCTGGCAATGGTCGGTGAAGCTCTGCGTCAGGACGCTGTCGACGTAGAGCCCTATGACGACGCCATCGTCGTCGGCCGAGCCAGCGCCAATGACACGACCGATTGAACCTTCGATGATCACGCGGCTGTCGGGGTAGATGCACTGAAACGACTGCGACACGATCGCCGTGACGGCAGTTGCAGGCCCGGCCGCCGCAGCCAAGCGGGTCGGCGTTGACCTCTGCACCATGATGCCGCCCTGCACGGTCACGTTCGTCGTGCCGCCCGAGGTGACCAGCCGGAAGGAATCATCACTGGCCACGAAGACGATTTCAGTGATACGGCCCGCCACGATGGCGCCGGACGCCAGAACCGCGCCATCAGGATCACGGATGGCCTTGGCGCCGACGCCCGAGATGTTGATCGTCGCCGTGCCCGTATTGGTCGCTGCGGCCTCGAAGATGCAGCGCAAGCCATCCGAATAGGCAGAAAAGCCATCAGGGACGGCGACAGCCGCCAGTATCGTGTTCACGCCAGTGACGGACAGCAACATGCCGCCATTGAGCGCCCAGAGCGCCGCAAGGCTGTCGCGCGTGCCGGTGGTCCAGTCAGCGCCGGATTTGCCGCCCGGATTAGTGGAAATGTCGCCAATATCGCGCGAGACCATCAGGCAAACCTCTCTTGCAGTGTTGCGTAGATTTCTGGGGCTTCATCAACGAGGACCAGGCGAGCCCGCTCCTCCGCCATGCGCGTCACGTCCGAAACGATGCACCGATGGGTGAAGCGGCTGAGCGGCCCCAGCACGAAGTGAGCGCCTTCGAGTTCCTCGGACGAGAACGGCTGATCGACGCGGATCATCCAGCCCTCCGCCTGCGGCTCCGCCGCGACAATCGTCCGCATTTCGGTCCCGTTGGGCGTCGTCACGATGACGACGGACTGCTCACCAACCAGGAACAGGTTTGCCGGGTCGAATATGTTGTCGACGTCGAACACGCTCTCGGTGCTCTCGGTCGGCACTTCCTGGTCGTAGGAAAACGTGGTGCTGTCAAAGACCTTGCGAATGCGGGCGCCCGTATGCGCGTCGTCGAGCAAGTCGGTGACGATGCTCACCAGGTCGCCGCGGTCACAGACGAGCCCTTCAATCGATGCCTCGACGATCCACGCCCGCCGCCCTTGATAGTGGGCTTGCAGCATGTCGAAGAGCGCACGCCGCTGGATCAGGACGGGCTTGGTGATGCTGTCATAGGCCCGCACCTCATAGCCCGTGAAGTTGGTGTAGAACGGGTTGTTGACCTGAAGTTCGTCGTCGACATAGTCGCGCAGCTCGTTCTGGAATGTGCCCCTGATACCGATGGCCCGCTCGCCCATGACCCACTCGACCGAGATCGAAGCGTTGCGGGGCGAGAAGATCATGACCGGCAGATCAGAGGACCTGTCGCGGAACCAGTCGATGCCAAAGCCATCTGAGAAGCGCGAGCGGGCGAATCCAGCCGTCGCGATCGCATCGAGAACCTCGCGTACAGACGAACCGGCAAAGACCCCGGACACCTCATAGCCACGCGCTGCGCATTCGGCTCGCCAGGCGACGAACTGCTCGTCAACGATCAGGTCGGTGCTGATGCCGTGATAGACGAGATAGTCGAACAGCACCTGGCGATAATGGGCCGCCGGGTTCTTGGTCGTGGTCAACGTGTTCCAGCCTGAGCCGTCCCAGTCGTGCACGTAGCGCGAAGCCTCGATCGTCACGTTGCGCACCGACTGACCTTTGACCCGCAGCGCCATGAGCGCAGTGTTCGGACGCTGGCAGGGCTGGCGGTTGACGATCGTAGTAGCCATCGAAACCGACACGCGCCCAACGAACGGCCCCTGATCGATGGGGACCGACCATTTGGCACTGAAGAAGCCGCAGAACAGCGGATAGACAGCTCCGTCAATCGTGTAGTCCGAAGTCGATAGGCGGGCCTGGGCAAGCGCCGCGCCGCGCACGATCTCCCACTCGTATTCCTGCTTGGCGAAAACAGCCGGGTCGAGCGTCACACGGACACTGTAGCGCCGGCCCTGGATATTGGCGGCATCGCGCAAGCCTGCGCCGGCAACGAACCACGAATGAGCATTCCACTGGTCGCCCGACACGCCCGTCGAAATATGCATGCTGGCAGGCGGAACGCGCTGGAAGAACTCGACCTGAATGGCCCCGCCGGCGCCGTCTTCGCCAAAAGCATTGTCCCAGCGAAGTCGGATTTCCTTGAGGGATGTCGAGACGTCACGGCCAACGAAATGGATCTCGGGCAAGTTGAACCACGAGCCCTCGCTACCCTTCGGCCGGAAGCGCAGGCGGATCGGCAGCCGTACTGGCGTTCCAGCCTCGTCCGACCGGATGAAGCTGTCGAGCTGGAGGCGGATATTGATCTCCTCCATCTGCTCGTCATAGGCGGTCGTGAACCGTACGGCCTGCGGCTCCGAGTTGGCCGGCACCTCCTGGTCAACCAGTTCGGTACCCTCCAGCGTGAAAGTCGAAAGGGTTTCGCCGACGCTGGTCGCCTTGGTCACTTTCGTCACAAAGGTCGTGACCGGGCTCGCCTCCTGCCCGTCCCTGATCTGCGTCGTGATACTGGCGAAGTCACCGACCGGTGCGCCATCGACCTGAACCGCGTCGATGAGGTGATGGCCATCGAGGGCGAAGATGCGCTGGATCGTCTGAATGCCCTGGTCGAGCAGGTAGTGAGGATTGGCGATTTCGGGCGGGGCTATGCGGCGCGTACCCACGACGAGCGGCAGATACGATTCCTTGGCCAACAAGTTGCTGCCGCTTTGCACATCGGCAAACTGGCGGGCGCGCTCGGCCGGCACCGAAGTGAGAGCGGGCGCAGCTGCCTGTTGCGCGGGGAACAGCGCATTGAGGGCAAGCTGCGCGCCGATGCCCAGTGCGCCGGCAACGAGATAGGCCAGCGGCGCGCCGATGAATGGCGTCAGGAACGGCGCAGCAACAGCAACCAGCACGGCGGCGGCGACCGCGAACAGGTCGCGCACGAAATCATGCGGGCGATAGCCGAAGAGCAAGGCATCATCGACGCGGGGTCTGACATGGCGCCACATATCGCGCGGCAGTTCGATCCACTCGACATCAGCACCTTTCGGAGCACGGACCCACGAGCGGAGGCCAACGTCGGAGGCATGGGTCTGGGCCGCGATTTCCTCGACGGTGAGGCCATAGGCCACCGTCAGCGTCTGGGGCGGAAGCCCGACGCCGTGCGCCTTGTGCAGGGTCTGAATGGTCATGACTTGCGAAGAAATCCAGTGATGGAGGCCCGGATCATCCGGTCGGAAAGAAGCTGATAGACACAGCCGTGAGACTTGGCGGAGTGCAGCACCCGGCCATTGTAGAAAACGCCGACATGCCCAGCTGAAAGGCGGCCGGCGCGCATCAGGACGAGGCAATGATCTTCCGGCGTCGGGATGGACTGCCACCCCTGCCCTTCACTCGCCCAGGCCTGCACGCTGTCGCCGCCCGGCGGTCGGTCGGCGCGGTCAGCGAGTTCGATGCCGAGAACATGGCGGTACCAGAGTTCCACCACGCCCCAGCAGTCAGCACCGGGCCAAGCGCCCTCACCCGGAGCATGGGGCACTGCCAGAAGTCTGGGGATGACATCAGATGGCTGCATTGCAGGGCCCAAAGAAAAACCCCGCCGAAGCGGGGTCGAGAGAGAAACGAATTGAGGTTTGGCTTAGTCGATGACCGGCTCCGCGCCCTCTGGTGGCGTCATTTCACACCAGTGGGTAGGTTCAACGGCGGCAGTGTCGTCACATGTCAGCCAAACACCCATATCTTCACTCCATTCGGCCATCAGGTAGGGGTTACCCCCGGACCACATCCCGCCAGGAACATACGTCATTACTGGACGGTCTTTTGGCGCGCTGTCCATGGCGTGCCAATCGGTTTTGGTCATTTCTGCATCCTTTTTGCTGCTGTGCATTCTAGCGCTTCTGCGCCGCACTACCCAAGCCAAATCCCCGGAAAATCCTGCTTTGTCGTCTGCTTAAACGGCACCGGCTCAAGAAGCCCTGCCCGTGGCGCCAGTTCAAAACTGATGCTCTCCGACCGACCCGAAGCATTCGGGATCACCAACAGGTTCATTGTGTCGATCAGCGGCGGAGCATCGAGCGCATCGGCATTGATCAGCAGCAGGCGACAATTCACCCGCTGGCGAGCGCTATCCATGGCTCGGCTGAAGAACCGGTCAACATTTGAAATCGTCCCGCGGGCCCGAGTCTCCCCGTCGCGGGTTTCCGGCAGCTCGATCGTGATGGCAGCGCGCGTGTAGGTCTCGCCCTGCCATATGACGTTTTCGGTGTTGATCGCTGCCCGATGGACTAGAGACTTACCGTCCTCCTGGAATTCAAGAAGGATGATGTGCGGACTGACAAGAGGGCGCCGATTGAGCGTATGGCGCTGGTCGGTTGATGGGGTTGGCATCAGACCTCCTGCAGCGAAACGTCGGCTTCCCAAAGGTCGGCGGTGAGGTGCCGCGGGCGAGGTTTGCCGGCGAACTGCACTTCGTAGGTCTCACCGGTCGTTGGGTGGGTCCAATTGAACTGCTTCACGCCGCGCACGAGGTCTACGGCGTAAAACTGGTTCAGCGCCTCCTTCTGCACATGCGTCATCCGCAGCGTGTACGAGAAGTTGGAGAGGGACCGAGTGAACCGATTGCGCCGATCGGGCGCCCCTACCTCACCTCGATCCTCGACCCACGACGGAATGTCGCCCTCTTCGAACGTGCCGCCCATCGGCGGAGGCAGAGAGACGGGATAGTCGATATCGGCCATTACCGCCTCTGTGCCTGCTGTTGGAGGCCATAGCTGGCCATGCCGCGCCGGTAATCACCGCTCGCCAGAGCCTTGCCTGCCGATGCGGTCGACTTCTGGACCGTGCTCGGCTCGGAGGCCTGAACGATCTGCACAGTTTGGCCGGCCGCCTGGGTAAGCACCCTACCCTCGAGGTCCGGACCAAGCTCGATGCGCACGACCGATGGCGCGTTCTGGTTTGCCGCCAGCGCCATGGAAGGCCCATTTGGAATGACCTGAGAACCGCGCGGCAAATTGACAAGCTCGGGCCCCTGTTCGCCGACCCAGGCCAGCCCACCCGGGGCATAGTTGGTGCCGCTGGCGAAGCCGGGGAAAAAGCCGCCGCTGCTGCCCGTGATCGAGCTGGTTCCGCGAAGGCCGCTACTCATGCCGAAGCCGCTGAAGGCCCCCATAAGCAAGTCCCAAATGCCGTTGGAGGCCATATCAAGGGCTTTAGAGGTGAGCTTGTCGAGCGCATTCATTGCGGCGCCGCCGAGTGCTTCCCAACCGCTCTTGCCCTCCTTCAGTCCACTGCTGAAGCCTGACCAGAACCCCGACCATGCCGACTTCAGCGTGCCGCCCCAGGTCTCGGCAAGAGACTTGGAGGTATCATCTAGGGCTTTGACATTGTCGTTTGCCGCCTTCGCAGACCCGCCGAGTTCGTCCATTTCTTTTCGGGCATTTGCAATTTCCTGCGCCCGTCCGGAGATGGCGCCGAACATGTTGCCCATATAGTCGGTGGTATAGGCGTCGGTGTTGTTCTGGTTAAGATCGCCGCCGAGTTGTCCGAGCGAGCCCGCATAGGGGTTGGCTGCGCCCGCGAAGCTGACACGACCCAAGGTGGGGATCGCCACGCCGAATTGCCCCAGCCCTTCGTTGGCCTTGGCGATCAGGCCGTCGAGCAGTTCTGCAGCCTTGTTGATCGACCACTCGACGCCCTTCACCACGACGTTCGCAGTGGTGATCGTGGCGTCACCAATCGCCGCCGGTAGCCGGTTCCAGAGAGTGCCGATGGCACTGACGCCAAAGGCGAATGGTGCGATGATACCGTTGCCGATGTTCTTGAGGATCGGGGCCATCTGGTCCCACACCCATTGCAGCCCGCCTACGATCGCATCCCATACCGGCGAAAGGACATTTCCGATCTGCTCGGCGAGGAGCGACCATCCAGCCTGGACGACATCAAAAAAACCGACCTGAACTTCGGCAGTCTTGTTGATCTCGTAGGTCAGGCCAGCAACCGCCGCAGCGGCCGCTCCAATCGCCAGTGTGACGGGCCCGAAAGTCGTTACAAGGCTTTTCCCTATACCCATCAGACTGTCGAGAGCTGGCTTCAGGCCGAACTGCAGCATCTGCGGCACCTGCTGCACCGCCACGATAAGCGGCGACATGCCTGACGCCAGAGACACGCCGATATCGTTCAACTGGTAGATCATGTTCGTGCGAACCTGCGTTCCCATACGCATGGCGGCATTGTTGGCTTGGATTGCAGCGGTGTGGGCGGCCGTCGCTGCCGTCGCCGCCTTCTGACCAGCCGCTTCTACCTGAGAAGCGCCGGCAAGCTGCCGGGCAGCCGCTGAGGCCTGTCCTGCGGCGCCGGTCAACTGGTGAAGGGAAACAGTGCCCTTCTCGACCTGAGTGGAATCCACGGCCAAGCCGAGGCGAGCAACATCGACCATGGTGATACCTCAAACAAAAATGGCGTCGAACAGTTCGGCCGTCATGGGCCGTTCGGAGACGATGTGCGGGGATTGGCTGGTCTGCTGCTCTCGCTTCGCCGCTTCACGGCAGGCATCGAGATAGGCAACGTCCATGGTCCGAAGGATGCGCCACTCCTGCGAGCGGACGCGCGTGGCGGTCATTTGAGCCCAGTGGGCCATGTCGGCCCATCCAAGTGGCAGATAACCGCCCATGCCTTCCTGACGGCCTTGGTGAAGCTCGCAGAACCAGTGCCAGAGGTGTTCCGCCGCTGGGGACAGCGACAGATCGAATGTCGGGGTATTCACCGCGGATCGGGCGGCCTGCGCCAGTTCCTCGGCTAGGCCTTCGTAAAATTTGCGATGTCGCGAGCAGCCCCCACCACCTGGGCATAGATCCAGCCTTCTTTCTTAAAGATGGCTTTGATGGTTTTCGGGTCGTTGCCGGGCACCTTATTTTCGTAGGTATTGGGCTTGCCGTTGGCGTCGAGTCCCCAGTCCCACGACGCGACATACGAGACGGCCATGTCGAGCTCGTTTTCCTCCACCATATCGGCGCCGATCAGTTTCCGGCGCTGCTGCCGTGACAGAAGGTCGTCGGTCTGCTCGCGCACCACGGCCATGGCGGCATCAGATCCAGCCGACCGCACCATGATGGTGATGCCGACCGGCTTGCCCGTCTTGGGATGCTCGACATCGAGCTTGAACAGTTCCTCGTTCTGAACGAGACCAGAGATTTCCATGCCTGATTATCCCAGCGGCGCTACGCGCACGGTGTTCGTGTTGACTTCGATGGTGGCCTGGAGCTGGCGCACATTGTTCGGGCCGCCGAAGGCTTCCGTGGCGGCCGTAACGAGGCCAATGAAATAGCGCTCGGATGGGGTCGGCTCGGTGGTCGCGGTGTGGGTGCCGCTCTGTGTGGACGAGGTGCTGATGACCGTGCCGCCCTTGGTTGCCGCGACGGTGAAGGTGCCGGCGGAAAGCACTTCCTTGACGTAGTAGGTCGTGCCGGCTGTGAGGCCCGTTGGCAGCGCGCCGGTCGTGGTGAACACCACAGCCACATCAACAGCCAGGCCATGCGCAGCCCAAGAGATAACACCGGGCGATGCGACCGAAATGGTGACGGTGGCGCTCTTGGGAGCCGGTGCGTCGTTCAGCAAGACCTTGAACGGATAGTTCTGGTTCGTGGCCTCGGCAGCGATCAGAGCGAGCTGTCCGGCATCGCTGGCGACAACGGCGAAGTTGTCTTGACGGGACGGCGCATTGCGGGTGCCCTTCTGCTTCACGTCACGTCCGCGATCGATAAGCGGCGTGGTGATCAGCGCGGCGGCATCACCAAGCGCGCCCGCCTCCATCCACGATTTCACTTCGGTCCAAGACACCGCAGCGAAGTCGGAAACATCAACATCGGTGTCGGGCAGCTCGATGGCGGCGCCGATATAGTATTTGCAGCCCGAGACAGGGTAGAGGGTCGCCATTACGGCCTCCTATGTTTGAGAAATCAGGCCCAGCATTCCCAGGGCACAAGGATGGGCACGAGAATGCCCGGAGATGTCGTCTCGATCAGTGCGGATCCGACGTCCGGCGCCGAGGCGATGCGGACAGACAAGCCGATGGCGTGATGAAGTCGCAGGTCGGCCGGGAAGTGCTCCGCGACCGCCCCTGCGATATCCGTGATGCGGGGCCCCTTATTCAGGGCGTCGCGTACATTGACCTGCAGGAAGCCGATGCGCTGATGCGGGCCGTCGCTATCAATCAACACGCGGTTGGCAGCGTTCGGGACGAACCGGGCCTCGATGTAGCGATTGTCCGCCGGCTTGCTGAAGTTGTTGTTCGGCCAAGCCACGGGATGGACCGGAGACAGCACCAGGGCGGCGAGCCGCGCCAGCAGCACCTGTTCGATAGCACCTTCCACGGTATTGGCCATTGTGCGATACCTCTGGCCAATGGCCGATAAACCGCTCAACGACAATGCCGTTCACGACCGCTTGCACGCGGCCTTAGAGGCATTGGGCAATGAGCCGGGTGAAACTATTCACGGCAACACCACGCTCGAGACGGCGCGGCGATCACTCCGATTGATGCAGCTTGGGCATCTCACGGCCTCAGAGAGGGCCGCTGGCAGGATTAAAGACCCAACCGAGACCTGACCTCTGCCGCTTTGGTGGCGACGATCTGCTCCCATCGCTGAGCGACCATGGAGACCCACGGCCTGCCCGGTCGCCCATTTGCACCGTAGTGGACATGGGCCGCATAGTTGGCCGTGTAGCCCAGATAGAGCACATCGCCTGCTTCGGCGCCGGCTATGACCAGCACGATTTCGGCAGAAGGGTCTGTCCCGGCCGTGCCATCACCCTCTCGGGTAAGCAAGGGCATTTCGGTCGGGGACGCACGAAGGCTGTTCTTTAGGAAGCCAATATCGATCGGCACCAGCGAATTGAGTTCGGAAACAAGCTCTTGCGCCGCTTCCTGAAACAGCAGATCGAACGCACCTTCCACCTTGCGTGCCCATTCGCCCACCTGGGCCTCGAAAGTGGTCATGCCGCGCGCCGTGCCAAGAACTGGGCGGTGTAGTCGATGCGATATTCCACTGCGCAGCGGCAGCCAGACGTTTCGCTGATCGGCGCCTCAGGATCGCCGGGAAAGCGAAGAGTGGCGCCTGACGGGCTCTGGAACGACTGATAGAAACCCACCTCTTCATTGTTCAGCGCCCGATGGGTGTGCCTCACACGATTATCGCCGGCAGAGCGCCAGCGCTTCGTGATGAACATCGGGTCCACCTTGCCAGACAGAATGGCCTGCTTCATCGCATCGTCTCGCGACTTGCTCAGGGCGGTCATGGTTTCAGTCCGGCTCAGCATCTCGCCGCGGAGAGCCAGCAGGCGGTCGGCGTACCTTCCAGCGATGCGATTGACCATCTCCTTATCTGGCGCCTTACCCTCTGCGATTGCCTTGCGGATAGCGGCATCGAAGCGCTTGTCTCTGCGTTCTCTCGTCAGGTAATGCCTCAACTGATCGGGCTCGCCGCTGAGCAGTTCCTGTCGCGCGGCGGAGACAAACCGCTCCTGAGGCGCGGTGAGTCCGATCAACCCGCCTGTCCGATTGCCGGTAGCGCGCGAGGTGCGGCCGACGATGTCGAGCGCCGTTGTGCGTGGATTGTTACCTTGGGCAAGCCCTTCGGTCAGCGCCGTGCGGATGGCTTCGCGCTGGTCGTCCACGATGCGCGTCACAAGCTGGGCGCTGTGGTCCCGAAGCCATGCTTCGGCCTCCGGATTGCGAACCCCGAAGCGGAAAGCGATGCGGCTGCCATTGGGATCGCGCAGGACAAGGCCAGAGGCCATGTCGATACCGCCGGCATTGTAGGCATTGGCGATCTCGATTTCGAGCCGCCCGAAAGCCTCGGCATCAATCTGCAATACCTCGATAGCGCCCGCCACGTCACCGCGCTCCAGACGCTCGACAAAGCGTTTCAGCACCACCTGGCTCTTGATCTCAGAGATGGCACCAAGAAAGGCGTCACGGACGCGTGGCTCCCAGGCGTCCAGCAACTGTTCGAATGTGGAGCGGTTGGTGGGCATCAGATCGCAAGGTCCAGATCGTACAGCACTGCGACACCAGCCGGAGCCAATGGCCTCACGGCCATGATCTCTTCCCAAGCATGGGTGGCATCATCGGCTTCATCCACGAACGTCAGGGCCTCGCCCAAGAGGATCGTGTCGTCATCGGTCGGAGCAATGCCCGCAGCGCCCGAGATCGTCACGGTACGCTTGGTCATACCGATCAGCGTGCCGTTGATGTCCCGCAGTTCCTTGTCGGACTGCAGGGCAATGACGGGGAAGTAGGTGATGACCGGATCGCCGGGAATCCATGGTGTCGATGGGTCTGGCGTGCCGGGAACGACGCGCCGGATCGTGGCCGGATAGCCGTTGGGCTGGGAGACGTCGCCAATGGAGGCGAGAGCGTCTTGAACTTCTGCGGCAATGCCTGTCCAGTCTTCAGCCATTTCAGCCTACCGGGAAAAATAGCATTGCAGAGAGGATGAAGCCCACGACCCCGCCAACGACGAAGCCGATGAGTTGATCGAAGACCCAAGCGCGCATTTACACCACCAGAATGGCGGGGAACCCGCCTACGGGCGTCAGGAACGGCGCCAAGAGGCCCTCGACAGCAGATAGCACCGGGATCATTGAACCCGGCTCGCTGGCGTCGCCAATGACGTCCCACTCGATCTTGTCGACCTTCGTCAGAACCTTCGTGGTGCCAGGCGTGTAGGTCACCGAGAGCGATCCTGGTGCCTTGGCGTCTGCCAGAGCGGCCACATAGCTCGCCTTGACCACGGCATCAGGGATCACATCATCGCCAATCGGCTGCCCATATGCGCAAGCCCCGGTCCGAGGCCACGCCCGCTCCTGAGAAAAGCCACCGGTGGGGATGCCGGAGAACCGAGCGCCATAGGTGCCGTCGATGTAGTTCGAGCCGCGCTCACGAAGTACCGCGATAGACGGCGGATTGTCGGGGAGAGCAAACCCATTTGCGGAGAGCCAGCTATTGAAGCCGTCGTCGGTGCCGTAGCCAGCCATTGCCGTCTCCTACCCGATCAGGACGCCAGCTTGGCGTCGATCAGTTCCTTGAGCTTGTCCGTTGGGATGTTGCGAGGATGCTCGATCCCGAGTTCCTTGGCTTGGGCCTTGAGGTCTTCGCGGTCGGAATTGGTCGCCCCGCCAGCTTTCCCATCTCCGTCATGATCGAGCGCGTCATCGACGGTGAGGAAAGGTAACGCCTTGACGCGCTCGACGTAATCGTCGGCCACGTCGATAGAGAGTGTTGCCTTGGGTTCGATAAACACCAGGCCGGCCACAGAATGCACCCCCTGTAGGGCGCGGGAGTTATTCGTGATGCTCGCCTTCATGGGGAGACTCCTTTCAGGTCCAGATACAAAAGGGGGCCGCTGGCGACCCCCTCATAATCAGGACTGCGATCAGGACGGTGGAGCAGTAACCTCGTCGGCATAGGCCGCTGCCTTGGGCAGGCGCCATTCGGTGCCGCCGGTACGGGCGATGATGCCAGTTTCAAAGCCCATGATGGACTTCTGGCGCGGCTGCAGCACGGTACGGGGCATCGGAAGATGGAAGCGAACGACTTCCTCGTCACGGCGATAAGCGACCATGCGACCGCCGCCGTCCTGGGAGGCAGTGGCGAGTTCGCGCACCGGAATGATGTTGAGGGGCTGATTGGTCTCTGCCGTGTAAATGTTGTTGCGGCGGAGGTATTCCAGAACCGTGATGAACCCGTCGCCAGCGCCGAGGCGCTTGGTGGCGATGACACGGAAGGCATCGGGCGGCAGAGCGATGGTGTCTGCCCACTCGACTTCATTGGTCTGGGTGCGAACGCGGCTCAGGACCTCGTTCACGTCAGTCAGGAGCTGGTCGACCGTCTTGGCCGCCCAGAAGGTGCCCGGGGTGGCAACATCAGCGCGCGGCACGTCCGGGCTGTTGGCGAAGCCGGTCCAGTTCTTCTCGGCAGAGCCGATGAAGGCGATGGAGTTCAGGAGGCGCTCAACCTTGTCGGTCGCGCTCATTGCTTTGGTGGCATTGAGGTTGAGGCCGTAAAGCGCTGCCTGGTTGATCTCCTCGATGTTCCACTCCCAACCGGAGCCGATCATCGCGAAGTCATGGCTCTGCATGTCCTTCGTCGCAGCATTGAACGGCATATCAGTGCCGGCGCCGGACAGGAACTTGGCTTCGCCGGCAGTGTCCACGGTAAAGAACGTGGTGCCGATCGCCCATGCGTTGCCTTCGGTAACCACAGGGACGACCTGGGCATAGTTATAGGTTGGATACCGCTTCTGATAGATGCGGGTCTCGATGTTGCGACCCTGCGCGATGACGAAGGGCATCGCTGCCTGCGCATCGGCAAAGGGCTGGCGGATCATCTGGTTCATGATTGCTGGTCCTTTCGCGATCAGCGGAGCTTCAGGGAGACTTCAACGATGTCGCCATCGGCCCCCGAAGTGTCGAACGTGGCATCGGGGATGCGGATATGCGTCGCCGTCGAGGTGTAGCGACCATCGGACGGGTCCCAATACACATCGCCGCCGTCGACAACGGTATCGCCGGCCGTGACGTACATCTGGCCCATCGTCATGAAGGCGCCGGTGAAATACTGGGGGTATTCGTCCGCGCCTTGGCCGGATGCGGCGGGCGGGACGGCAGGGGTGAGCACGGCCAGGCCGAGGAAGTCGGCATTGGCGGTATAGGTGACGTCGATATAGAACGTGTCACCTGCCGTCATGGTGCCGGCATTCGAGATCGTGAAGCTTCCGATGCCAGGAATAGACGTGTTGGCAGAGGCGACCACGCCATCACCGACCACGATACCGTCTGGGTCATAGACGATATAGGGCGCGGTTGCGCTGGTCGCGATCAGCACGGCCTTGTAGCGGCCGTGCTTGGCGCCTGCCGAGATGGTCGGGGTATCGGTGATAACGCCCGTGCCAACGTTGCCCGCAGCCTCAGAACCGGCACCAGTGGCCGCGAACGTGCCGCCGGCAACGACGCCGTGATCGCCAGAGCCGCGAAATGCGGGCTGGCCGAAGGCAATACCCGCAGCCGATTCGACGGTGCGGGAAACCTTGTTGCACTTCTCCTCATTGGCGATCTGGCCGGGAAGGCCCTTCGCCGGAGCATTGCCGTAAGTGGTCTGATAGGGTGCCATGGTGGCTGCTCCTGGTTACGCCGTGGCCTTGACGCCACCGGACTGAAGGTCCTGCAGCATCGCAGCGCGAGCGTCGTTGACGGGCTTGAGATCGTCATTGGTGGGCGTGAGCCCATCGGTGACGGCATCGCGGAAGGGGTCCTTATCGCCGGCCTTCTTCACGGCATCCTCGACGAGGATTTCGAAGCGGGCGTCGATATAGGCCTCGGGCTTGTCCTTGGCGGCATCACCGACAACGGCAACCACCACGGCCTTCTTGATATCGGCATCAGACAGACCGTCGGTCTTGACGTCCTTGGCGAGCACCTTGGCCTTGCCGATCAGGTCGGCGCGCGATGCGACGAGCTTGTCGATCGCAGCGGCATCGAGAACCTTGCCCTTGAGGGCGTCGATCTCGGCATCCTTGGCGGCAAGAGACTTATCCTTATCGGCAATGGCAGCGATGTGGGCGGTCTCGGTTTCCGAGGCCTTCTTGGCTGCATCAGCAATGCGCTTCTGCAGGGTATCGATTACGACAGCACCCTGATCGGTCGTCTCGACCGGGATGCCATCGACGATGACCGTCTTGTTCATGGGTTTGTCCTTTTCAGGGGTTGCGTCAGTGATCGGGGCAGCGCCCCAGGAATACGCACCGTCACCGATGCGAAGCTGGTCCCCGCCGCGTGCCTTCTCGACAATCGCGACGTGGTTCATTTTGAAGTCGGACATGATGGCGTCGTACGCCTCGCCCGTGGGGCTGATGCCGTCGCCCAAGGTCACATTGGCGTCGTAGCCCATGGACAGTTCGACAGCGGCGCCGGATTCGACCGTCTGGATGCCTGTGGCATCACGGAGCATCATAGGGACCCGGACGAACTCACCGTCGCGCATCACCTCATCGCCAACCTCACCAACGGCAAGGTCTTTCCAGGTATCGGCCGTGACCTTGACCGAGGGGTGACCAATGGTGATGGGCACGCCGGCATATGAGCCGATGGCGTCCTTCTTGAAGACCTCACTCTCGGGCCTGTAGACGCGCACCACGGCCTTGTCGGTGATGCCAAGCTCTGACCCAAGGTAGGCTTGCACATTGCCGCCACGAGCCACGCGCGCCGATACTACGGCATAGCCATCCGCTGTCCGACGCAGCGCGCCGTCCATCGTCATCCGATCGATGAATTGCATGGATTATTCCTCGGTGAGCCCTTCGGCCCAATCCTCTTTGACCTCGGCAAATAGCTCCGGTCCCAGCACGATCTCGCCCTGGTATGGCTCCACCTTGGACAGGTCGCCCTTGAAGCCATAGCTGATGGTGATGTGCGGCTGGTACTCGGGGTGATCCCAAGACCCGCCTGCCTCGATCACGCCCTCATGGCGCCAGCGCAGTTCGTTGGCAGTGAACAGCAGCACGGTTGCTTCACCGAACTGCTCCATCAGGCGCGGGCCGCCGGGACCAACCTTCAGTTCTGGCGCCCACGATTCCCCGACGCGCATCCAATCGATCGGAGTGCGGCTGTATGCGATGGTGACATGCAGTTCATCGGCCGGAAGCGTGGTTTCAAAGCCTTGCGACTTGGCCCACCGGATGATCTCTGCAGCGTTCTTGACCTTCCGCTGGATATACAGCGAGCGCGGGGCAGCATCGTTCGCGGCAAGGCGCTGGCGCTGCTGTTCGGCGGGATCGTTGGCATTGGCAGCGACACCAAGGGCGGCCGTTTCGTCGGCCGGGTCCTCTTCCTGTTCCGAGAGCTTGCCGTATTCCTCGATTGCGGCCTCCAGGCCACTCAAGGAGCCGTCTTCGATCAGTTCGTTGACCAGAGCGTCGGACAGCGCCTCAATGGGCATCAGCGGCTCGCTGGTGCCGCCATTGCCAGCAATGACTCGGGCAGCGTCGGCCTTCATCTTGAAGGTTTCAGCCTTCTCCTTTTCGGAGAGGGTATAGAGCGGCGCCCAGCGGCTATAGATCGAAGGGTCTCGGTCACCAAGCGCGGAACGAACAATCACCTCGTCCAGGCGGTTCATGGCCGGCGTCAGTTCTGTGCGCTGCCGGGCAGCGATGTTGTCGTAATAGTTCTTGAGCGCGGTATCACCGTTGCTGCCGAGCCCGCTGGGGGCCTGCATGAGCAGACGAGACACCGGGATATCGGCGGCACCAGAGGCGATCTCAAGATACTTCTGCATCAGCTCGGGGAGCTGTGCGAAATTGATCTGCTTCTGCTCCCACTTCTCGCCCAGCGCCGTATCGCCGTTCGCACCATTGCCCTCGAGCAGCACCATGTTGAACATGGACTTGATCGTATTGGCGTAGGTGAAGCGATCCGTAACCGACTTGGTGCCGGCAGCCGTGGCCAGTGCCTTTGACAGCCCCGGAATGTAGATGACGTCGGCCTTGGCCTCCGGGATCAGCGCGGCGACATGGGCCTGTGCGGAACCTGCATTGATAATGGCATCCCCAACCACCTGAAGGATGGAATCGCCCCAGTTATCCGCGGGGGTCGAGAACCGATCATCCATGACAGGAGCGCCGATGAAGCGCACCATGCGGCTGGGGTGCACGCGTACCTGCGCACCAGTCCCGCCGTTGACCTCATAATATTCGGGCTGGCCATAATAGACGCTGCGCACGTCGGTGATCAGCGGCCCAGTGGTGACCTTGCTGCGGTCCAGAACGTGGAGATAGAGCAAGTCGCCCTTCTTGACGTTCTCGACCAGCAATTCCTTGTCTGGGGCACCGTCACGCATGCCCATGTAGATGGCGGCGCCACCGAACAGCCGGGCTTTCTGCAGGGCCATGGTGACCTTGGGCTGAAGGCTGATCTCTGGCAGCTTCTCGACGGCCTCGATTGCCTCGATCTGTTCGTTCGTGGCCTGCCATTCCCGCCACTCGCGGGTCATGTCGTTCGGGATGATGTCCACGACTTTGCGTGCCAGCCAATCAGACCGGTGCATGGCGTTAAGCTGGTCATCGCCAATGGGCACAAAGACGTAGCCGAGGCTGGTACTCTTGTCCTTGGACGTGCCGAGACCTGTGACCAGGCTCTTGAGCGTGTCTGCCAGCCACATCAGCCTGTTACTCCCAGCATGCCATAAACGAAGTGCGATTGGGCCAACTCATCGAAGGCCCGAGTTGCCGCGTCTGCCTGATCCTTGAACTTCCCATTCGGGAACGTGCAAAGCTCATCTAGAAACGGCTCAATCCATGCATCCCTTACCGGGTCGCCCGTCATTAGAATGTCGACGTTGCCGGCTTCTGCCTGAGCCGATAGCGGACCGGCACGGGTCACCTTGTCGCCACTTTCCGGGCTCGATTTGGCTGTGTAGCCGGCCAACTGCTTGACCAAGTATCCAGCCTGTGACTTGCCTGCCTGGCCGGGGTCCTGCGGCAGCGAGATCCGGCACTCCCTGCCATCAGTCGCAGCGGTGCTGAGGATCAGCCTTTCGACCCCACCAGACGAAAGATGATCTCGTACCGAATGGGCGATGATGAACCGGCCATCAGGATAGCGGCCGATTTTCACCCCTGCGGTGTATGCAGCGCTGTCATCGACCGTTGCTGCCAAATCCCAGCCACGGGCGAACTCTGTGGCGGCGGGAAATGCTGCCTTGAAGGCAAACCAAGCCCGCTTAAACATACCGCCATCTCGGGGCGCGGGGCGCTGCTGGAACTGCCCCGCCGTAGCGTAGGAGCCCATGACCTTCTTGTCGCGCTCCACCACTTCACGGGGAAAGCGGGCCGGGAATAGCAATTCGCCATCGACCTTGCGCGGGTCCTCGAACCCGATGGAAGTGTAACATTTCCTTTCCGGCTCGAACTCCATCGGCAGCATCAGATGCTCGTAGCCGAAGTCCTTGGCCAGGATCATTCCTGCCACGTCGTTCTCGTGCAGACGCTGCATCACCACGATAATCGCGGAGCGATCCGGGTTATTCAGTCGGGTCGGCACCGCCTCGCGAAACGTCTCATTGACTGCATCGCGCTTGACGTCAGACCCCGCATCATCAACCGATAGCGGATCATCGATCAGCACACGGTCACCGCGGGAGCCTGTCAGGCCCGTGAACGCCATCGCCTCGCGAAAACCGGTGGCGTCGTTTTCGAACTTGAGCTTGGCGTTCTGGTCCGACATGAGCCGAACCGTCGATCCCCAGCGCTCCTGATACCATTCCGAGGCAATCAGGCGCCGCATCTTGAGGTTGTCGCGAATTGCCAGCGGGTGGCTGTGCGACGTGCCCAAATAGCGCATATGCGGGAGGCCTCGCGGCCCCCACTCCCACGCCGGCCACATCACCCCCACCGAGAGCGACTTCATCGTGCCAGGAGGGACATTGATCAGCAGGCGAGTGATTTGCCCGCTGGTGACTGCCTCCAAGTGCTGAGAGACGGCATCGATGTGCCATCCGTGCTTATACGGCTGTCCGGGTTCCAGAACGTGCCAAGCTGCCTGTGTGAACGATGCGAGCGAGACGCCTGCGGTCTCGATATCGCGATCAAGGTTCTCCTGCGCCCGCCTCTTCTGCCGTTGGGCTGCCAGGGCTTCCAATAAGCCCGAGCTTCGCGAGAACGGGATAGGCTGCTTCGAGAGATGCAAGTTCATCCTCGGTCAATCCATCCAACATTTTGGGAGTGATGGTCACCACCTGGATGGTGCCACTGATCTTGCGGTTCTCTGTACCCAGCCCAAACAGCTTGGCCTTGCCCATGGTGGCCGATACGGCTGCGCTAGTCTGCTTCTCACCAATTGCGAGGGTGCGGGCTTCCTCGAGCTCGGCTGCGAGGCTTTCGACGGTCACCTCGACCTTCTTGGCCACCCTGCCCTGCAGTTCTTCTACCCGAGCAGCGACCATAACATTTGATAACAAGCGCGATGCGCTCGGCTGGTTCGGCTTATACCCGGCATGTGCATACGCCTCGGTCGCGCTCTTGCCCTTTGCTAGCGCTTGGGCGAATGCTTCGTGACGAGGATTGGGGAGAACGGGCATGACGATTTCCGACGAGCATATCGCTCAGATACGCGGTGAGGCGATGGCGGCTAGGCACATGGCTCAGTCCGCCCTTAAAGCCGCGCTGCTGCATATACCAGCGGACCAGCGTGTCCCTGCCCTTGAGGCCATCCACGCCGGCATCGACAAGAGTTTGGCCGCGTCCACGTTTGTTGGCGGAGACGCGGCGCTCAATGACATCGTGCAAGAGGTCGCACGCAAGACCGTCAGCGACGACCTTGCCTTGGCAAAAGCAGCCCTTACGCCGAAGTAGCGCGCTCTGCCTTCTCAAAGGTGAGCGAGTAGACCGCGCCGATCTCGAACTGCTCGATGGCGGCGGGATTGGTGATGGTCATAGAAAGATCGCCCGACGGCGTGTACTTCGACCAGTCGCTGTTGCCGCCTTCGGGCCCGATCTGCTTGACGCCGGCCAGATAGCCGCCGAACGCAGCGCCCATCTTCACTTCCACATTCACGTCGCCCGGCTGATGGGTGGCGCGATGGTTGATTTCCTTCACGTAGAACATTGCCTGGACCGTCATGGGTCTTCTCCTTGTGCAATGCCCGGAAGCCGCCGGGCGCGGATTGTTGACTAGATCAGGTAACTATTTTCGTACCGATCGCAAAAACCGTATTGACGCGAACCGCGAACTGATATTGTTTGCGCATCAGGCAATTGTAGCCGACCGCAAAGGAAATCGACCCCATGGCTTCTTCGCCATCCGCCTCCGGGCAAATCCCCCTCACACATCACCCACCATGTCGCCTCGTTGAGCGCGCCGCTATCGGCTGCTGCATTTTCAACCGAGGACTATGACATGATGATCGAACGCGCTACAGGCCCACCACGACCGCTGTGTTGAGCAGCGGAACCATGATGGGAAAAGACGATGACCGATCCAGGCAAGAAGCCGGAATACCGAAGAATGACCGCAGCGGAGATTTCCGCAGCGTTCAACCGGCTCGGCCTGTCTCCCAATGAATTCTGCCGACTGACCGGCTCCGCTTACAAGCGCGTCGTCGGTTCATGGCTTGAGGGCGAGGATATCCCGCAATGGGTTCCCGTCCTGCTGGCGTCGTGGCTTGCATCCCCCCAAGCCTTTGAAGCCGCGAAGGTGGAAGCGGAAACCAGACTGGTGAAATGAAAGAGCCCGCTTCGCGCGGGCTTTTCTTCGTCTCGCAATTCTGGATGATGGGGAAGTGATACCCTACTCACTCAGCGAATGTCGAACGACACATTACAGACCGTTCAGCTTTCGCGATACAATGCCCCATGATGCGGCGAGGTCATCGAGACTATCCCGCAGGTTGTCGGCCATGGTCAACCGGGTCCGACTGTCCTGACTGATGTCGCTGAACGATAGCCCTTGCCCGCACACCTTGCAGACCAGATCATAGTTGCGCCTGCCCAGCATCACCCGAATGCTCGCCAGTTCTTTGCCGGCGTCCACCTGACGCTCGCTGATAGGATCGCGTGCGCCGCCTCCATCGACGTGGGTGCGGGAATAGTCCATCGCACCCGTTCCGGCCCCTCCGCAGGCTTCCCAGACAGCCCTGAACCGGTCTGCGGCCTTCTTCTGGGCATCGTCCAGCTTCCCCCTGGCGAACAGCGTTTCGATTGCCGATTCCCGCAGGTTCTTGGCTACCCTGATGCGCTTGGGGTTGTCGGCGCTGATGGCATGGTCTGGGCTGAAATATGGATTATCCATCTCGGCCGTGACGATCTCGACCTTCGAGGCCATCTTGAGCCTCCTGATTGCCGCCGCTTTGCTCATTCCAGAACTGCCTTCCACAAATCTTCTTTCGCGACCGTCTCAAGAACGGACTGACAAATTTCCTGAATATCCATGCGGCGCCGCTCCGCTTCCGCGTCGATCAGGGTCCGGTGGATGCCGCTCAATGGAACGGGGATCGCTGCGTAGGTGTGATGATTGGCTCCGGCGATATGCCCCCAGTGAGACCACATGGCCGTAATCATGTTCGGGGTGACGCCATCGTTGAGCCGGTCGCATATCCGTTGAGCCGTGAGGCCACGCCCGGTCATCAGCCCAATCTCGAAGGCCTTCCGGTTCGACCACTTCTCGACCCAGAGAGGATGGCCGATACGCTCATCATCTCGGCCGAACATGCCCAATTGAACTTCCCCAGCCATCAGAATGGTGGCTCCCCTGATGCCAGATCTCGCTTCACGTCCTCTGGAATGCCCGCTCCGGGCTGCTCCTGTGGTCGCTCCTGCTCCTGGTAGCGTGGTGGTGGCCTGTCCGATTTCCCGGTGGCCCAGACAATGCGCTTGTCGTTATCGCGGCCCATGTATCCCGCGTTTATGAGCGCCGTGGTGGTGCGCTTCAGGAAGGCCGTCAGCTCCTTGTTTCGCGCATCGATCTCATCTTCAGCCGCATTGAAGGTGATGGTGCGGCGGACGCGGGCGACGAATACCTCCTGTGGCACACAGCGCCTGATCTGAGGCGGGGCAAGCGAACCGTGCGGGGTGTCTATGCCCTCGTCCGTCTGTGCCGCTGTAAGGGCCTCGAAAACGATCTTCTGGTCATTCGAGAGCCGCGTATTGTCCTCTTGAGCATCACTGTTGCTGTGACGCGCCGGCCGGGCGCAAATGCAGGTCGTTATGTCATCGCCATCGGCGTCGACGCCCAACTTAACGACCTCGAGAACAATCTTCCATTTCAAGTCATTGAGGCCGTTCTTGTTCTTGGTGAGCACGATCTGGCGAATGTGCCGCCCCTGCCCGTCCAGAACCTTTTGCGGCATCTCCTTCCGGTTCTGCGGAATGGTCATCATCGGTCGGATCTCAAACACCTGGGCGACATTGGCCTCGATGCTGGTATGGCCGCGCACGCGGCCGCCAGAGGCGTTCATGTGGTGCACAAGGCAGATGGCAGCGCCGGTTTGATCCTTGAGCCGATTCACCCGGGCCAACACCTTGCCGACTTCAGCACCGTCGATCTCGTTCAAGCCCTCAGTGGCAACAGAGAGCGTGTCGATGATGATCAACTCGACCGGCATGCCATAGTAATCTTCCCATGCCTTGACCTGGGCGATCAGCTTGTCGATCACATCGTCATTCATCAGCGTGAACTCGCGGTCCATGATGATGTAGGGGATATCGACGTCTGGGCTGATGCCGTTGGCCTGCCGGTAGCCTTCGGCGCGCATCTGGACGCCCTTGCCGTCCTCGCAGGCGATATGGATTACGATGCCCTTACGGGTGATCCTGTCGCCGTACTGCATGCCGCGGGCGATCTTCATTCCCATGTCCATCACGACAAAGGATTTGCCTGCCTGCTTTTCAGCAGCGAGGATGAACACGCCGTTGCGCTCGACCAGCCCCTTGATGAGCCAGTCGTACTCGATGGGCTTGCCGGCGAGACTGATCATGGTCCGCGCGCCAAACCCGCCGGGTGGTCGCGGCACAAAACCGGGGCACGCCGCCACAAGCGCCATTAGCTGATCAGCAGTGCCGCCAGCCTCGATCCATTCCACCACATCACCCTTCAGTGGTATGCCCGGTAGTGGCAGCACCTTCACCGATGCGGTGATCTTGCGAACCTTGCAGGCGACGTCCTCGGCATGGTCCTGGCCCGGATAGACCGGGCGGCCATCATCGTGGAACCGCAGGACGTCCTTCTCGGTGACGTTCCCGTATTCGTCCTTTTCCTTGACCTTCTTGGTGGCCTGCGGATCATTGTCTGGTAGCACCACGACGTGGGCGCCCTTGAAGGTCGCCACCATAACATCGGTGAAGTTCTTCCCGGCCCCGCCGCTATTGCACGTCGCCTCAAAGCCGATGGCAACCAGTGCATCTGCCGCCTTTTCGCCTTCCACGACGAAAATGGTTTTGCCCGCTTCTATGGCCCGCTCAATGGCCTGCCACCGGTAAAGGCATGGTTCCCGACCGTTCAGGCCGAAGGTGATCTTGCCCGATGCGTCCCGGCTCTTCTGCTTGAAGGTCTTTTTCGCCTTTCCGGTCTTTGGGTCCAACACGAGCGAGCCGTCGGCATAGCGGTAGTGGTACCGGATCACCCGATACTGAAATTCGCCATCTGGATTGGCATAGTCCCAGTGCGCGACCTCAAATTCCTGCACGTCGCCGGCGGGCTCCTGTGGCGGTGTTTCTGGTTCGCTGGGGGCACTGGTCGGATTTGCCGCTTCCTGCCGCTGTGAAGTAGCGCTGTGGCTGTGACGGGACTCTATCAGCCCTTCCTTCTGCAACCAGGCCAGCGCGCCCTCTCGATCGGTCGAGCACTCCCGCTCAACCAGTTCAAGAGCACCGCCGCCCAAGCCCGCCTCGTGGTCGTACCAGACCATACCCTCATAGGTGAACTTGCGACTGCCACCGGAACCCCAGCGGAGTTCCTTGGCAGTCTTGACCGTCGGCTTGCCCCAGAAGCGGATGCACAGGCCTTCCGTCAGCCCGGCGAAGTCAGTGTCGCTCATGCCGCTTCCGCCTGCTCTGCCGGCGCCGGGCGCTCGATCTCTTCCCTCACCCACAGCATGAAGGCGGCGAACTCTTTCGGCTTGGCTTTCTGCAATTGAAGAAGGGCCTCGAAATCATCAGGGGCAGCGCCGAAATCGCTCAGAATGCGCCATGCATCCCGCAAGCCATCCATGTGCAGGTTGTGAGCCAGGCGCATGTCGCCGCTGGTGTCCATGCTCTCGTAGCGCTGGAAGTCGCGTTCGGTGCGCTTCGATACCGTTTCGATCTCGTCCAAGGCCGAGATGATGCGCTTGCGGAGGGGCTTCATCGTGCGGGCCTTAAATGCGCTCTGACATCGTGGGCGGCGCAGTATGGCGAGCCTTCGAGCGAGTGACGGCCGCAGAACCCGAAGTTTGGCTTCAGAGGATCGCCAATGGGCCATTTACAGGTGTGCTCGGTGAGATCGAGAATGCTGCCCACAAGCGCGGTGACGTCATTGCCGAGCTCGAGCAGGCCATCGGGATCGGCTTCGAGCCGTGGCCCATTGGCGCGGGCAATAGCCACCTCGCGCACGCTGATGCGGGCCTCGACCTTGGGCTTCGCCTTCTTGTCAGCCTTGGGCTTCCGTGGCGGAGCTGGTGGCTTCGGCGCCCTACCCTTGAGTTGGATCTTCCGGCGCGAGCAGAACCCGATGATCGAATTGCGCGAGCAATTGCGGAAATGACGGGCGATGGATGATGCTGGATTGCCGTCGAGGATAAGAGCGCGGACGATTTTCACGCGATCCTCGTCTGGCATATCTGACCAGTCAGGGAGTGCTTCATGCATGTGCTGGCTCCGCGTCGAATTTGGTGGCTTCATTTCCCCAAGCGTCGAAACCGGGCCGCGACTGGCGCGCGAACAGATCAGCGCGGCGCAGGCCAGCGGTGTGTTTGTCGACGAGGGCGTAGAATTCTTCGGGCTTGCGACTGTGCTCGCGGGCGATTCCGTCGAAGATCGATGGGAACGCCGAGAACTTTGGCGGCTTTCCAATGGCGCCGATCAGCACGGGCTCGTGCATCGATCGAGCCCAATAGCCGGTGCCCATACGGACCTTCCCAGCGGGAGTGGTTTTTCGCCAGACCATTTGCGATTTGTACGTGAAGCCCCAGGCCTTCATGACCTCAAGAGCCTGGGGCTGCATCGCTCCGGTGGCCCACATGAGCAGAATGCAGTCGCGCTGCGCCAAGTCACCGACGGGCAGAGCCTTGATGTCTTCGGTCTGCATTAGGTCGTAGTGCTTGCTGGCACTTTTGGCTTGGTTCGTCTCCGACCAAGTGCGAAACCTCCAAGGCGGGTCGGCAATGATCACGTCGTATGACAGCGGCAATAAGGGATCGAAGGGCCAGCTCATTGCACCGACTCCTTGATCATCGATGTGATCTGCGGCCACTGCTTCAGCGCCCCGCGATACCGATCCATGGTGTCGAACCAGGCCCATTTGCGATCCAGCGTCATCAGAGGGCCGGGACCGGTTGGGCATTGCGAAAGGCTCTGGTGGACCCAGCGGGGCGGCTGCCCGATCACGGCCTTTTCCCGGAGATAGAACCGACCCGATTGCGCCTTGCGCGGCCTATGCAGCACGTCGGTGACATCGTTCTCGACCAGAGGGCGCAACCGCTCGCTTGGCTTGCTCAGTGGCGGCAGTTCTGGGGCTGGCTGGACCTGTGACTCGACCGTTGGCGCTTCTGCCTCTGGTGGCTTTGCCACGGATGCGGCGAGCGCTTGCCGCGTCTCTGCCTTCAATGCCCTCTCATAGTCCCACCAGGACACGAGCTTGATACCCTTGCGGCTGGCTGTAGCGCGTACCGCGTCCTCGCTGATGCCGAGGTGCTGGGCAATGAGCTTGGATGGCCAGTCTGGATGCTCGGCATGGATGGCGAGAATATTAGCGCGGGCTGTGTCTTTGCGCGGACGAGATGGGGTTGGCGGGGTGGACTCGCATCGGTCCTGCACCCCGCCGGGCTCGCTGGATAGCGTGCCCTGTTCCGAGGTCTTTGCCTCCGCTGGCCGACGCATTTCCTCATCGTCGGGGAGCGGCTTAGGAGCCTCGGGAATTGGTTCGACGGATGGCAGAGGCCGGGAGGGGGAAAGCCCCTGTCCATCCGTCGGTACCGCAGCCGGTGCATGGCGGGAGGAGGATTCCGCCGGCTGCGATGGGGTCGAAACCGGAATTCTGGTTTCGGAAAGGGTGGTGACATCAAGCCGGGTAAATGGGCTGTGAGCACCGGAAATGCTGGTGTGCGAGGTGGTGCCCAAAAGGGCGACAACATCGTCAAAGTCACAGTCATACTCGGCTGCGATGGAATAGAGCGCGGCACGTCCCTTGTTGTGGATGGCGCGGCTGGTGTGTGCTGAGAGCGTGGTCATGCCGCGGCCCTCTCATCAGCGAACCCGCCCCATTGGGCGGCCATAGCTTCGGCAATGCCGGTGAAGAAGCGGCTGCGCTCTTTCCACCTGTCCGGGCCCGGCGGCATGCGATGCACGCGCTGCTCGCGGCCGGCGACAATATCGGTGGGTACGAGCGGCGGCAGGCCCTTGAGCCAGAAGCATGTGCGCTTGGTTTCACCGTGACCGAATTGCCATGGCTGCACGGACTGCGCCGGCTCGGCATAGTTCTCGATCAGCGCGTTCCAGAATGCCGAGAACAGCGCGGCGCCTTCGCGCAACTCGTCCTGCATCTGCTCCGCGGTCTTGCCCGGTGGTGGTGTGGACAGCCAGCGGACGCCGCTATTGCAGAGCCGGGTGCATGGTGGGTGCGCCACCATGAGCAGATCCCAGCCATCATTGAGAATGTCGCGAGCGTCGCCGACGATGTGTTTGTTCGATCGGTCATCGCTGGGCAGCAGGTCACATGACCATGCATCATGTCCAAGCGCCGCAAAGGCGCGGCGGACGGTGCCGGAGAACTCACAGGCCACGAGAACGCGAAGGGAATCGGTCATCTGATCGCCTTGGGATTGAATTTGAGTTCGGGGAGTTGCTGGGCGGCGACGTGGCACCAGACAGCGAGGGCGCTCGCTCGATCGGCGTCCAAGTCATCCATGCCCAGCCAAAGGCGACGACGCGCCTCGATCTTGGCGGCTTTATCCGCGTCACGGGCATTGTCGAACCGCGGTTGCCCGGTGAAGCATTCGAGCGCATCGCGAATATCGACCAGCTTCGCGGCACCCGGCAGCTTCGCCTTGGCGATCGCTCGCGCAATCACCTGGTAGGCAAAGAGGCGTGGCGCGAAACGCCGGTCATCTGAAACGGCGGTCACAGCCACGATCTGGGGCTGGTGATGGATGATGCTGGCCAGCACTTCGCGCTGCGCACCGCAGAACAATTCGTCATCGGTGTGCATGTTGCTGCCGAACGTCAGGAAGCCAGAGAACGGCTTTTCAGCATCCGGGGCACCGAAGGCCCATCCGGCACCCAAAGGGGCGAGGCTGAGTGCAAGAACGGGTTTCATCGCGCCCTCGTCTCGTGGTGGTAGAGGGCGACCAGAACGGCTTCGGCGCGGCCATCATCCTTGACCCGCTTGAACAGGTCCGCATGGGCCGGGAAGCGGCGCGTGGCTAGTTGGCGGGAGCCGCCCTTATCGGCTGTGAGCCCGAAGTGCTTCTTCCACTTCTGGGGCGTCACTGTCTCGATGCCGAAGCCAAGGGCGCCGCAAGCGCCGTGCAGGGCCCCTGCCCCAAAGCCGAACTGAAACGCCTGTGCTGAGCCATCTGTGGGCCTCGCGCCGACGTATTCGATGACCGCGGTCGCGCCGAAATCGATCATGGGGCGAAGTATGTTGCCCAGGTCGTGGACGTTGATGTGGTTCTTGGTCCGATCCTTGCCGCCAACGCGCTTGACCACGGCAAAGGTGGGCATGTCGGTGACGCTGACCAATTCGCCCGCGCCGTTCAGGATAGCAATTGCCCCGCTCATGCCGGGGTCCATTCCAATGGTCGAACTCATGCCGCAACCCTCCGCGCCACAATCCAGTCCAGACAGGCGCGTTGGCGCTGTGCCGGTGGAAGCGCGCTACCGACTTCCCGCATGAAGGTCGCAAGCCAGGGCTCGTCACCATTGGGGTGCGGAGGCAGATCAACGGCGTACCGGGTCCGACCCTTGGCATCGACATAGGCACGAGGCCCGGCATAGGGCATCCATGCGAATGGTGGGACTTCGGCGGTAAACATGTCGAAGCGCTTCTGGTCATCCAGCCAGCGGGTCACGGTGACGACACCGCGCCCTGCGGCAATGATGGGGACCGGCTCGAATATCTTGCGGGTGCCCTTGCCGTTTGAGAGGGCTACGATGCGGTAGCGGCCTCTCGGAGCGCGGGTCATGTCGGTGGACCAGGTCATGCCGCCACCTGCAACTTGGCCGGCATGACGAGCCATTCGACCCACCATGTCCCGTCATCCAGAGGTCCAATAATGCCCGCGTCGGTCAGGGAGGGGTCCCAGACGATTTCGTCGCCGTGCCCGATGACACAGTGATTGACGCCAGTGCGGCTTGTGCCAGACAAGATGTAGTGGAGGCCGTGGCTGGCCTCGCCTGCGCTATTGAGCACCGTCTCAAGTGGCACGTCCCCGTTGAACCTGACACCCACAAGGGCAATGCCCCGACGCGAGAGCCATGTGCGCGTCTCGACGTCCACCTTGACCGGATCCTTTCGGACACCGTCAGACGAGCCTTCATTGAAGTGCGGCACAGCATCGGGCGTTACGTCGAGCAGGCAAGCCAGAACGGTGCGCCAGCAATCGCCCCATTCGCCCTGGTCGGGCCGGTGATGGAAAAGCTGCTTCTGGGCCTGCATCAGTTCACCGTGTTCCCAGCAAGCTCGTTTAGCGCTTCGGCGCCGGCAGCCTGCTCGTCTTCGGTGACCCGCTGGATGGCTTCGATGCGCTCACGGTTGGCGCGCTCGGCAAACGACTCTTCCGCGCCCTCTGGCGCTTCGCCTGGTGGCAGCCAGTTGTACTGCCCCGAAACATCGGCCCACAGTTCGATCTTGGTGTCGGGCATCTGCGCAGCGCGCTTCTGCTTCTGCTCGAAATACTTGCGGTCCTCGGCGCGCTCGGCGAGCTTGGCCTTGAACACTTCGAGGTCCATGCCGAGTTCGGCGCAGAGCATCTTGACCTTGCGCTTGGCCTTCTCGCGGATTTCGGCAGCGGCCTTGCGGTGCTTGTCGCGTTCAGCGCCAGCCTCATCGACCGTGATTTCCTCGACTTCTTCGAGGGCCTGGATCCAATCGGAATCGTCCGCGCTGTTCTGCAATTGTGGCGCTGCCTTGCTCATGGCTGCACCCCGAGAAGAACAAGGGCGACGACGAACAGGGCGAATAGGGTCACTGCCAGCCATGAGGCCACACGCCGGTCTGCGGCTTCACGGATGCCGAAATCGTCGGGCAATGAGATGGGGATGCGCTTGCGTTCCGGATGCACGGTTATGCTCCTGCTGTTGGGGATGGCTGGGGAGAGCGGATGGCGGCGACAACATGGGCGGCGCAGTCGTGAACGGCGTCGGAGCGCTCGCGAAAGTTTCCAGCGAATGTCGCAGCCATGAAGACCGTGATGCGCCGCCCATTGTGGCGGCCAGTCCGGCGCGCCTCGATGTAGCTGTCGCGCGTGTCCTGAAGGTCTGCAGCCCAGCCCAGAAGCCAGTTCTCAGCGCGACTGGCCGCCCGCTCGCGCTCGGCATTGATGGCCTTGGCGATCTCCGCCTTCAGCGCATCGCGGGCTTCAGTGCCGTTCGGGTCCAAGCCCTCGAACTCTCCGCCCTGAATGCGGGCCTCGAATGCGAAGACGGCGATCTCTGCGGCCTTCTGGATATCGGCTGGGATGGCGGTCATTCGGAACCGCCGATCTGCTTTGCAGCGCCTTCAAGCGTCCGCTGGACGTTCACAACCAGGCGCACGCCATTGAACAGTTGCTTTGCAAGTTCGGCATTGGCGCGAGCCGCATCGACAGTCATGGTGCCGGCACGGACAGCGCTAAGGTCGCCAGCCAGTCCGCGGATCACCGCTTCAAGATCAAAGCGATCGTTCAAAGGCGAGGATTCGGATTGTGGGTTCAGTGCCATCCCTTTTCCTTCCATAGCGCCACCCGTCCAAGCGCAGAGGCGACGGCATGCAGACGCTGCAAAGTGTGGTGATCGCCCCGCGTCATGCCGGGGATGCGCACCTGATGGCCTTCGCTGGCGGTGCAGTAGAGGCACAGCGGCGGGTGGTGCATCCCTTGACGCCAACGGTCGGCAGTGACGGTGCGCTCACAAATTGCGCACACGTATGGCGGCGGAAGTTCTGGCTCGATGCGAAAAGATGGGCGCGCGTGGATCATGCCGCCCACCCGGTCACGGCTTCGGCGCTACATGGGTTCCATGCCCCTGCCCGGCTGTTGTCGTTAGCGCTCATGGTGCGGCTGCGAGCACGCGCCCAGTCCATGTGGCGGCTGTCGACGCCGCCAAGATCGTCGTGCTGTGCATTGCGCCAGCGAACGATGGTGGCCGACGACACGGGCCTTCCGGACTCGGCGCTCATCTTGCGGGCGAACCAGAAAGCTTGCTGTTCGGCAGAGAGGTGGGGAATGGCCGTGATGGCGATCCTGCGCAGCATCTCGCGCATTTCGATGCGGGGCGGGGTCATGAACGGCCCTCGGCTTTGGCGATGGCCCAATTGGCCATGTCCTCGGCGCCAATGAGGGCAGACAACGCGCCATGCACGTTCCCGCCGTCCTTCAGGGCTGCATTCATCAACTCGACGGATGCCATGTAGAGCTTCAGCGCTTCCAGCAGATCAGGAGCGGCGGCAATGAGCTTGAAGCGCTTCGCGTCAGTGCCATCGCCGGTGGCGTGGTTCGGGTCCTGATGGCAGACGATATCGCCGGGGGTCGCCACGATGAGGCGACCGTCGTCGCAGGTGATGACCTCCCACCCCTGCCCTTCGCAAATCTGCTCCGATTTTTCGCACATGTGCTTCGGTCCTTCAGGCAATAAGCAGCCGTCGGCGCTCCATGCGCTCGGAGGCTTGGTGATGGTGAATTCGGTGTTGGTTAGCTGGCCACGGCCATGAGGGGCGGAGGCGCTGTCGCCTCGCCATAGATGTCGGGCCGCAGGTCATGGCGCGAGACGCCAGTGACGGCCTCGACCGCCAGCACTCGCCCCACCGGGCAAACTTCCCACTGAGAAATCGCCTGAGACGTGATGTTCCCAAGCGCCTTGGCGAGCTTGGTAGCGCCGCCGGCCTTCTCGATTGCTGTCTTCAGTGCGTTTTCCATGACTGCATTGAAAGCACAGCTTTCCGTTCGATGCAAGCGAAACTTTCGATGATTGAAAGCTTAGATTTCGGCAATCTCTGCGGCATGGATACCATTGCTGCCAGAATCAAGTTTGTCCGGAAGAGTGCCGGCCTCTCCCAAGAAGCCTTTGGCAAAGCGCTGGGCGTGTCCCGCGGCGCTGTGGGCAATTGGGAACTGGACAAGGACATCGGCAAAGACAACCTACTCGCCATCGCGAAAGAGTGGCGCGTGAGCCTGGACTGGCTGATGAACGGGAAGGGCGAAGCGCCGGATCGCGACGACATCCTCGGAACTGAAGTCTTCAAGGACAATGCGCCGAAGGCGTATTCCACCTTCGACCCTGACGAGGAATGGAAGCCTGAGACAGAGTTTGAGGGCGAAGCTTATACCCGCGAGATGTGGACGCCGCGCCAGCCCGGCGCACTGCCCGAACTGGATCTCAAGGTCGGTGCCGGCGAAGGTTCTGTGGGCGATATCCTGGTGCTCGAGCACAAGGGCCATGCCTACTCTGGCCATCGTATCGTGGACGAATGGCTCTTCCCCGAGAGCTTCCTGCATTATGCCGGCACAAGCCCGAACCATTCGATCGTTGCCGAAGTAACCGGCGATTCCATGGTTTCGTCCTACCTGCCCGGCGACCGCGTTGTGGTCGACCTGAGCCAAGAGATGAGCGTGGACGGGGTTTACATGTGGAGCGATGGGCATAGCCCGCCGCAGATCAAACGGCTCCAGCGCATCCCCTTCAGCGATCCGCCGCGCGTCGAAATCAGCTCCGACAACAAGGCCTATAAAAGCTTCGAGGCACCCCTAGCCGAGGTCCGCATCTTCGGCCGGATCACCTGGCACTTGGGCCGGAGATAGTTTCGTGAGCGAGAAGCCTACAAAACTCATCGTTTACCTCGCCTTCGTCCGAGACGAAGAAGGCGAACTGCAGCCAGCTTTTGAGGCCCGTGAAGCTCAATCCGAGAGCGCAGCTAAGCAGCAGGCAGCAATGCTCTGGGGCTCTGGAAAGTATGCTGGTGCCATTGCCTGGTGGCGTTCGGCCGATCTCGTCAATGGCGAGTTCGGGGAGCCTGTTATCCTCTTCCAGCAGGGCGAAGTGCCCGAAATGGAATAGGCACCGAGGAGATCAATCTATGAGGACATTTGCCACTGGATGCGTAACCGCAGTGTTTCTGCTGGCTACCCCTGCGAGTGCGATTGAGCCGTCGCGCGTCCAGCAATGCTGGAACCTTCAGCCGGAACACTTCAGCATCGGCGCCAAGGTCGAGATGCGGATAAAGCTCGATGCGAACGGCAGTGTCGTGACTGCCGACGTCCTCCGGTATGAGCCCGATAGCGAGGATGGCCGGGCAGTCGCCATGTCCGCAGCGCGAGCTGCAGTGACTTGCGGACCTTACCCTGGCGAGAGCGGGGAATTCTACTTCACGTTCACCCCTGATAACTCTGCCGAAAGCAGCGTCATCACCCTGCCCGATAACGCCGACGGCACTGACAATTCGCTGGCCAATGAGATCCAGCAGTTGATCGACGGCAAATGATACCGAGCGTCCTTGGTCGGGTCATTGATATGCCGCGACGACTGAACGAGAAATGCCCGAGGCCCGAATGAGCGCACCAAAGCCCGACGACGATTGGCTAGATGTCACCATTCGCTTTGTGACCCCCTGGATCGTTGGTGCCTTCGTACTCACGACATTGGTTCTGATCCCGGTCCTCTCAATCGGCTTCACGCTTTTCGTGTTCCTGAAAACGGGAGCATGGGAGGCGATCAGCACGAGCGAAATAACGGCATGGACCGCTTCGACCGATTGGGTCGGGTTCAACCAGGTAGCCAACTGGGTTCTGAACACCTGGGTCGGGTTCCCATCCATCGCTTTGGGATTATTCGCAGCTCTGGCTTACGCCGAACGATAGTCTCGCGCGTACTGCCCTATTGATAGATCCAGTTACTGGATAGTTCGGCTCTATAGAACCTTGAACTCAGTGGAAGCGCTGCGCCTAGCGGCGCGCTTCCTCGATGCCGGTAAGAGGGTGTTCTATAACCCGTTCGTCGTAGCCGCTTCGCGTCTACTCCTCACTGATCACCCCATTATAGTTACCGCGTATACGCGTGCGTGAAAGGTCGCGTCAAGCGAAAATTGAAAGCGTCACTTTCTTTTTGCTTGCAGTGCCCTGAAAGTTGTGCTTTCAATAGCTCCATCAGCCGAGGACGAAGAAGCGCAAGGCGCCGATCTCCTCAGCACATTTGATGGAGTGAGCAGGCTATGCTCGATCAGGCAACAGTCCAGAGGCTTTTCACATACGATGCCACCACAGGCATCCTGACCTGGAATACTCGCGCCCGCTCCGAGTTCCCTTCTGACTGGTCGCACAAAGTCTGGAACAAGAGGTTCTCTGGCAAGCCTGCCGGGTCTCCGTCTGGCATCGGCTATCTCAAAGTACGAATCCTTGGCGCTACCTATCTTGTCCACCGGGTCATCTGGCTACTTGTTCACGGCGAGATGCCGGACGCGGTCGATCACATCAACGGGGATCGCGCAGACAACCGCCTAGTCAATCTGCGGGCGGCAACTACCGCCGAAAACAACCGCAATGCGAAGCGACGCGATGACAACCAGAGCGGGCACACGGGTGTCGCTTGGGACAAGTGGCGCGACAACTGGGTCGCGTACATCAGCGTCGAAGGCGTCGAGCGCAAGCTGGGCCGCTTCAAGTCGCTGGCTGACGCGGTGCAGGTCCGCAAAGCCGCAGAGCAACAATTCAATTTTCACAGCAATCACGGACGGTCGGCTTAGGCCGATCTCCTCGAAGCCCCGATGGAGACGCACCATGGTCAATGCCGAGAACATTCTGAAAGTGGCCGACGCGATCGAGACGCACTCGATCCCTGATCTCGGCTTCAACCTGACGTTCTACATGAGCGATATTGGTCAAGACGAATACGACACCGACCTGATCATCGTAGATCGCTCGGGCCACAATTGTGGAACGGTTGCTTGCATCGCTGGGTGGAGCGCGGCGCTCCGCACCGGAAGCGCCCTCGATGCAAGCGTGATGTCTGAAGCGCTATACCTTGGCCTCGACTATAGCAGTGGCGCCAAGCTGTTTGGCTGCGACATGCCTATTAACGAACGCAATGTCGTGACGCAGGAACAAGCCGTCCGCACTCTCCGCCACCTCGCCGCTACCGGCGAAGTCGACTGGACGGTGTGATCATGACCACATTCATTCCCATCGAGCGCTTGACCAGCGGCGTTTGCGTGCATCGTGTCGGCGGCGATTTCGGCCCCTTCGGCAATGCTGCCGAGGTCGTGTCCTGCGAGTTCGAAGGCGACTGCTACACCGTCACTGCCCTCCTCATCGAAACCGATGGTGCCGATGAATGGACCGGCGATGACGAGGTGATCTTTCACGTCGATGCCGGCGAGAAGATCGAGTTTGCTGGTCAGGGCATTCCCCCGTTCATGCGCCCCGAGGGTGATGTGACGACCGAGGAATGGGCCGCGAAGGCACAGGCCCACGAACTGGCCGCAGACAGGGCCATCGTCGAGGCAGACCGCGTTCGTGGCTACGTGGGTCGGAAGATCGACGAAACGGCGCTGGTGGCTTCCGTAGCCGATGCGCTGGGCGTTTCCGGTGGTGAGCGCCGTGCCGAGTTCTTCGGTGCGTGTGATCGCGCTCTCATGGCTGCGGAGTGATGGCCATGAGCGCTTCAGAAAACCACAACCGGCTTGCCCGAGAGTTTGTTCAGCTAGTTGGAACGGAAACCCATAGCGGCCCAGAACTGATGGTCGTGATGGAAAGCGCAATGCTGGGCACCATGCTTCTACTGGTGCGGCTCTACGGCGTGAAGCCGACCGACGCATCGATCTATCTCGAAGCCGCCCTACAGCGCGCCACCGAGCGCTATTCGGAGGGCAAGGCATGACCTCTCACCCCCTCCTCGAAGCCACTCTGGCGACCATCACCGGCGTGCTGTTCTTCGGTCTAATCATGGTGCCGGGTTTCTGGCTCCGCTTCGGCTGCATGCCGTGGGAGGCGATTCAGTGACCCGCACCACCCAAGCCATCGGCCAGTCCCGCTTTCACCCAATCACCAGCTTCGCCGCCGTCGCAGACGGGTCGGAGCGCGTCACTCCCAAGGAGCCAGCGATGTTCGATCTAGTCGGCGCCATTTCCTCGGCGCGGAAGACCTACGAGGCCGGTGTTTCAGTTCGCGGAGCCATTGCAGCCGGCGGCGAACCGGATGGGTTGGTCGCCGACCTCCATGCCCGGTTCCGAGAGCAGGCAACGGCCATGGGTTACCTGGTCACCTCGCTTGATGACGATGCGGAGCGGGAAACCAATGAGGCCGACGAAGACGCCCAGGCTGCGGTCGAGGGTAACGACATGCGGGTGGCCGCAGAATGAGCGCGATCACCCTTCCTGCTCGCTATGACGATATGAGCTGGCAGGAGCGGCGCGAAGTGCGCTTGGCTTATGTTCAGTCGCAGGGCGGCCAGTGCCACCACTGCAAAGCAGCGCTCGATGGCGATCCGCCGCAGGAAATCATGCGGAAGCGCATCAACTGGCGTCTGTTTCCGGCCAACTTCCTCAAGCACCCGGTGCACCTGCACCACAGCCACGACACCGGTCTGACCATCGGCGCAGTTCATGCCCGTTGCAACGCCGTGCTCTGGCAGTACCACGGAGAGTGACGATGAACCGCGCCGCCCTCCTCAGCCTCGCCCGCACCCAGCGCCGCCTCTCCCATCAATACCGGGCATGGGCCCGAGAGGACGAGCGCGCCGGGAAGCTGGACGCATACCGCCGAGACACCGCCGAGGCCGATCGCCTCCGCAAGGACGCCCGCTGGCATCTCCAGCGCGCCCGCACCGCAATCTGAAACCGGGAGAACCCGATATGCCACTGAAGATCACCAAGGCCGCCGACCCGATCACCGTGGAACGGCTCAACGTCGTCATCTACGGCCCGCCGGGCCTGGGCAAGACCTCTCTTGCCTTCACCGCCGAAGCGCCGCTCCTGCTGGACTTCGACAACGGCTCGCACCGTGCCGCTGGTCGTAAGGACGTTGTGCGCATTTCGGACTGGTCCGAAGTCGCCGGCATCACCGCCGAAGACCTTGCACCCTATCGCAGCGTCATCATGGACACCGCGGGCCGCGCGCTCGACGTTCTGACCGCCGACATCATCCGCACCAACCCCAAGCATGGCCGTGGCGGCGCATTGTCGCTTCAGGGCTATGGCGAGCTCAAGTCGCGCTTCGTCGCCTTCCTGAAGCTCCTGAACAGCTTCGGAAAGGACGTGGTGCTGATCGCGCACATGGATGAACAGCGCAACGGCGACGACGTGATCGAACGTCTCGACGTTCAGGGCGGCAGCAAGGGCGAAATCTACAAGGCCGCCGACGCCATGGGCCGTCTGGTCATGGAAGGCGGCAAGCGCATGCTGAAGTTCTCCCCGGCCGACGCCGCGTTCGGCAAGAACCCTGGCCAGCTTGAACCGCTGCTGGTGCCGCACAATGACGACGCGGTGTTCGACACCTTCCTCGCCCAGGTCATCACCAAGACCAAGGACAAGCTCAACACGCTCTCCGAGGACCAGAAGGCCGCCAAGCAAGCGCAGGATGCCCTACGCGAGGCGCTGGCAGGCGTAAGCGATGCTGATGGCATCAACAAACTGATCGACGACGCGAAGGCGTCAGGCAAACCTGGCGTGATGCTGCTGCACAACCGCGCCACCGAACTGGGCCTGGTTGGCGACAAGGCCAGCGGCACCTATGTGGCCAAGCCTGCCGTCGAGCAACAGGACGCCGCCTGATGCTGGCCCGGGTCTCCAATATCGAAGCCTATCGGAAGTGGCAGAATTGGAAGCCACTTTTCGATGGCGACGAAGAGCCGTCGCTTGAGGATTTCGTGCGGTCTATCACCACCGACGAGCCCAGCGAGAAGATGATGGCCGGCACGGCGTTCCATGCCGCCATCGAGAACGCCACCTATGGCAGCCATGACACCTTCGAGGCCATGGGCTACCGGTTTATCCTGCCCGACGCCGAGATTGCCCTACCGGCCATTCGCGAGCTGCGCGCCTTCAAGGCCTATGGCGCAGTGTCGGTG